CTTTTGAAATTTAAATTTGCGGCTAAATATATACATGATTGACATTGACTTAATATACAGCACATTAGACGACGTTTATAGCAGTGAAAACATTCTTGACATTTTAGTAGAATTCGAGCGTGTGTTTGACGACTTGGATGTTTATGTCTACAAAAACTGGATCAAGGGAGAAATCGTAGAAGGTCCAAAAATCGACCGCTACTGGATTACAGTTACCTTAATGTATCCGCACAAACTAATGCCTGATCCAGAAGGCGCACTACGCTTAACTGATCACGGATGTAAAGTAGTTTACAGTCAAGACGAGTTAAAGTACGTTGGTCGAGTAACAGCAGAAGATCAAGCCACTGATGCTGATAAAACTAATCAAATGGGCAAAATAGAACCTAAGTTACTTAAAAGTAAAGTATGGTTAGTTGAAGTAACAATGCCACGTCACTTTGTTGACGAAGATAAGACAAACAAAGAACAAGCTGGCAAATCAGATGTTGACATGGACACAGTATCTGATGCCTATGATGAAAACTTAAACGATGAAGAAGCCGCAAAAGGTAACGCCGCAGATGAAACAACACAACAGCAAAACGCTTAAAGAACATTTAAGCGAAAACGACCTTAAGTGGTTAGTTGACGACAATATTCTTATTGACATGCACAAAACAAAGTTAGGTGCTGATAAAGATTACCTTGTTCTTAGTATTGCTGTCAATGATAGGGAACCTGCACACGACCTTGCTCGCTTTATCGAAAACAGCGTACATAAATTCAAAGACGTAGAAGTAAGTCCTGCTACAGACAGCAAGGGCAGATATCTTGTTTATGTAGAAATGGAACGCAATCCAGAATCATTTAAATCTATTAGTGGTGTCTTACATGATAGCAATAAATTAAGTGGTATTGATAACTGGAATTTTAAAACTTTGGGTTTGACAAATTATATTCCGTTTGACGAAGAATCATTTAAACAATATGTTATCACTGATCCTGTACTATACGATCAGAAACATCCTCAGGTTGAAGAACCAGAAGAACAACCTGAACCCCAAGCCGAAGTTGAGCCTGAACAAACACCAGAAGAAAGCGTTCAGGAAAGCATCAAATCTAGGCTGAAATTTTTAATGAAATATTAATGAGCAAAGAAGACCTAATCAAAATCAAAGGGCGTGTGGTTGAATGTTTACCAAACGCCACATTCAAAGTAGAGCTAGATGACGTAAAAAAGATTGTTTTAGCAACTATATCCGGAAAAATCAGAAAACATAACATAAACATATTAAAGTATGACATGGTTGAGATAGAACTCACGCCATACGACCTAACGAAAGGTCGCATTACATTTAGGTATAAATCATGAGTCAATTGATATGGATGATAAATCTAATTCCAGATATATTCTGGACATTGTTGCTTTGGGCGGGTGTGCTGTCCGTTATAGCAAGTTACTTGTTGGGCAAGATTCCTTTTGTCAAGCAATATAAAATTCCTCTAAGAGTAGGCGGTGTTGTAGCAGTTCTAATCGGCGTTTATTTTTATGGTGTTATTGCCAACGAAGAAAAATGGCAAGCAAAAATTAGAGAATTAGAAGAGCAAGTTAAAGTAGCTGAAGCAAAAAGCGCAGACACTAACACAGTTATCAAAACGGAAGTAGTTGAAAAAGTCAAAGTAGTAAAAGAACGAGCAAAGACACAAATCGAATATGTTGACCGTGAAATAGTCAAGGACAAGGAAGTTATCAAGTACATCGAAAACTGCCCTGTTCCTAAAACTATAATCGATCAAATCAACGAAGCTGCCAAAGGAGTTAAGCAATGAAATATCTAACACTTATTATTGCATTGACATTAGCAGGTTGTACAGCAGTTCCAATCAAACAAAAGTTTCCAGAAGCTATTCCAGAACTAAAAGAAAAATGCCCGGATCTTAAACAAATCGAAGGCGACAAAGTGGCAATCACAGACTTGCTTAAATCTGTAATTACCAACTATAATATGTACTATGAATGCAGTCTAAAAAATGACGGATGGAACAAATGGTACAACGAACAAAAGAAAATTTACGAAACTGTAAAATGAAATATCTAATCTTAGCCAGTGTATTATTAGTAGCAGGTTGCGCTTCTACTAATAATTATGGCATATATCTTGAAGCACAAAAATCAGTGAGCAGAGATGCTACAGTATCTGAAACTGCTCGAATTGCAGCATTAGTGGAATTATCCAAAAGCCCAGAACGAGAAGTAAAAGTTAAAGCCATCGAAGCATTGCAAGAAATACAGCGCAATAAAAAAGACATTGTTATCCAACAACCTAAGAATTGGTTAGGCTTTTAATTGACAAACTGTTATTAAATTGCTATACTAGGCTATATTAAAGGAAGTAAAATATGCCAATGGAAGACAATCAACCGATTAACGAAATTCTTGAAAAAGCTTTTAGACTAGCTTTGAACAAAGAACACGAATACGTTACACTAGAACATCTAACATTGGTTATGTTAGAAAATAAAGAAATTATAGATTTTCTTTCAACAATGGGTGTTCATGTAGAACCAATTGTAGAAGATATTAATAACTTCTTAGCTAGCCAAGATTATCTAATTGTACAGGGCTTGACTAAGCCACGTAAAACACAGACACTAGAGCGAGCATTTAATCGTGCATTTACACAAGCTCTGTTCAATGGCAGAGGTGGCATTGCCAGTCAGGATATGATGTTAAGTATCCTCAGCGAACGTAATAGCCATGCTTGCTATTATTTGGCACAGCATGGAGTTACGAAAGAAACGTTCCTAGAAATTCTAGGTAAAAATGTTAAACCTGCAAGCAATAAAGCAGAAGCTGTGGCAGAACGACTACTCAATGAATTCTGTGTCAACCTAAATGAAGAAGCCAAAGCAAGTAGAATTGATCCTCTAATCGGCCGAAACAAAGAAGTAGATTCACTTACACAAATTCTCGCTCGTCGTAAAAAGCGTAATGCTATTCTAGTTGGTGAGCCAGGTGTAGGTAAAACACATATCGTAGAAGGCCTTGCTCGTAGAATCATCGAAGACAAAGTTCCGCATACTATCAAAGACTGTATCATTTATAGTTTGGATATGGGAAGTTTAATGGCTGGTACAAAATACCGTGGTGATTTTGAAGAGCGTATTAAACAAGTTATTGACATTCTAGAAAAGCGTGATAATGCTATTTTGTTCATTGACGAAATTCATACTGTAGTTGGTGCAGGTGCTGGTAGTAATAGTGCCATGGACATGGCTAATTTAATTAAGCCGGCATTAACTCGCGGGCGTGTACAAATTATTGGCTCAACAACCTACGAAGAATATCGCGAAACTATCGAACCAGAACGTGCTCTTGCTCGTCGCTTTACCAAGCTAGATGTTAAAGAAATGAGTGCCGAAGATTGTAAGAACATGCTACATTGTATTATGCCTGAATACGAAAAGTATCATGGTATCGAAGTTGAAATGACAGCAATTGACGCAGTTGTAGATCTAACAGTCAAACACATGCATGATAAGTTTTTGCCAGACAAAGCTATTGATATTCTAGACAGTGCCATGGCATTGATGAAAGTTGAAAAGATTGAAAACTTCTTAACATTAGAAGATGTCAAGCATGAAATCAGCAAACAAGCTAAAGTTCCGCTTGAACAATTGAACACTGAACAAGAAGCAGTTAATCTAGACTATGAAACACAGATTAAGAAGAAAGTTTTTGGACAAGATCAAGCTGTTGATAAACTGCTGGACAGCGTTTATATTGCCAAAGCTGGACTTAAAGATCTAACTAAACCAATGGGCAGTTACTTGTTTGTTGGTCCAACTGGTGTAGGTAAAACAGAACTAGCACAACAACTTGCCAATAACTTGGGTATGACATTGCTACGCTATGACATGGGCGAGTATATGGAAAGTCATAAAGTTGCCAGCTTGATTGGCGCTCCTCCTGGCTATGTTGGCTATGGAGAAGGTGGCGCTGGTGGTGGTAAACTTATCAATGATTTGGAACAAAACCCTAGTGCTATTCTGTTGTTAGATGAAGTTGAAAAAGCTCACCCCGACGTTCTTAATATCTTGCTAGGTGTTATGGATAATGGTATGCTAACAAGTAGCAATGGTAAAACTGTAAGCTGTCGTAATATTATTCTTATTATGACCAGTAACTTAGGTGCTAGAGATGGTGAACGCAGTCGCATTGGATTTGATAATAGTCCTAATAAGTCTGCTAGTTATGACGCAGTTAACAAACATTTTACTCCAGAGTTCCGCAATCGTTTAGATTCTATTATTGAATTTAATAGATTGGACAAAGAACAAGTTCGTCCTATTGCTACAAAGTTTATTGACGAACTTAATGATTTGTTGGCACAAAAAGGAATTAAAATTGGAGTTGAAGAATCTGCTTTGTCTAAATTAATTGAAGAAGGATTCGACGAAAAGATGGGTGCTAGACCTATGAAACGTTTGATCTCTGACAAAATTAAAAAGCCATTAAGTAAGCGTATTGTATTTGAAAATCTAAGAGATTGTACATTGGTAGTACATCACAATGGGCAAGACTATGAACTTCGATAAACTACAATTACCCGGACGCCATGAACCTAAACATATTAGCAAAAAATTCTACGACAAGTATTTTTGTAAATTAGTTTTAAAAATTGATGAGTCTAAGGTTAAAGCAACTAAAATTGCTTCAGCCTTTCGTCCTACTTGGAGCAGGTATAATTCTTATACAAACAGATTTGAATTGTTGGGCCAATTAGTTAAAGATGTTAAAAAAATCATTGTCAATGATGATTATAGACTGCGAGCAGAAGGCCGACATCTAAGTATTTTTACTAATGATGTCACTGATCTAAATGCTATAATGAGTCAACTTCCACAGCATTTTTATCAAATACAAATGCCAATAAATTCCAATCACAGTGATGTATTAGACCGCCATCGTGCTGTGGTTGTCAGAAATACATTGTTTGATAAACAGTTTAAATTCAAAGTTTATTTGAAATGCGACTATGCCCTAAGAGAATCTAGATACAATGATGTTAAACTGTATCTAGAAAATGTCGCAAACTATGGGTTAAACTCTACATTGGATCGCTTTTTTTACACAACCAATCTCAGCAGAGGAATAGGCTGGACTGCGGCTGTTTATCTAGATGATCCCAGTGATTTAATGATGTTCCAACTTAGATTTAACAACGATATCCAAAAGATTGAAGAAGCGGTGCTTATTAGCAGTTTATAAGTGATCTTTGGATAAATATCATTAACATACTACACATAGTGGTAGTTAAAGAATAAGGAAATATTATTATGGCAATTTCAGATAACTGGCAAAGAACAGCACCAAGTACAACATTTGGTACTCCAGCTTTAGATTTCTACGTTGTTGACGTAGGCGCAGACGTTGAAGGTGAAATTGATTGGGAAGCAAGTGACAGCTTGTATTCTAAAGCAGTTCGTGGTATTCAACTTGTAGCTACTTTGTACATGGTTGGTCGTCCAAATGGTCGATACTTTACATTTGCAGTAGTAAGCAATACCTGCCCAGGACGTAATCCAGGTGCTACTAGTGGCAGAAATAGTAATTTACAAGCTGCCATTGATTCTGCTACCGGTGAAAGCTCTTATGTTTATTATGCCGCATTTAACGGAAATAGCATGGTTTGGGATGATTAATTAGTTTAATTAATTAAAATCAAGAAAGGCGTAATTTCGGTTACGCCTTTCTTTTTGGCTAAATATTACTAACGGAGAACAAACATGGCTAAAATAGTCGAAGACATACTAATAATTAAATTCAGCAAAATTGTAAAGGACAGCGAATCTGCTGGTACTGATATTGCAGGCACAGAAGTACAAGCCGCACTTGAACAAGTAGCGCAGGAACTAGTAGGCGATGCAATAGTTGTTGAGGTTATAAAAGATGGCAACTAATATGAGCAATGTTACTATGATGATTGGTAACGGGCAAAACGATCAACTAAGCGATGCTGTTCGTGGCGACGGTTATTATGGTTATAGAGATGGCGTACATACTATGGCTATACAATTTAACCAATTTCTTGGTAAGATTCAAATTGAAGCAACACTAGAGTTAGATCCTGGACCCAGAGATTGGTTCCCAATTTGGCTAACACCTAGTCATGCTTACAAGGAATTTAATACACCTAAAACAGGTACAGAAGCATTTACCTTCCAAGGTAATTTTGTGTTAGTAAGATTCCGTAAGGAACGTGAATATTTAAATACGACATCACCAGTAGGCGATATCACTAAAGTTATGTTGAGTATATAAACAATGGCAATCTATGTAAACAATCTGGGCAGCGGAGAACTTCCAGTAACACTTAATAATCCGCAAGAAGGCGAAAGTCTAGTATGGGATGAGGCCTCAGGTGCGTTTATCAATGCTCCTAGCTCAACTAGTACAGAAACAATTCAAGATACTGTAGCAGAAATGCTAGAAGTAGATCCAGATGGCAGTCAAGTAAGTCTGCGTTTGGTTAGTAACTACGATGATGCTACTGGTAAGCTAACATTTAATGTTGTAGCTGATGGTGGCGGAAGTGGCGGCGGACTTTCCGGTATCGCTGTTAAAGAAAATGGTGCGACTCGTGGCGTTGCTACTACATTAGACTTTGTTGGAGGTAGCGTTGCTATTAATAATGGTACGGCAACTATACAGGGATTAATGGATCACATCCGTATCTATGATAATGGTGTTAACCAAGGCGATGTACAAAACTTTAACTTTGAGAATTTAACAGTTAGCTTAGATGGCGATATTGTAACAGTAGCAGGTCCAGATTTAAGTATATTTGCTACACAAGCTTATGTTGATGAAGCTATCGCAAACAGCGGTGGCGGTTCTGGTGGCGGGACTTATACATTACCAACAGCAAGTACAGTAACTAAAGGTGGCGTTAAAATTGACGGCACAACAATCGTAATTGATGGCAATGGCGTTATCAGCGCAGTTAGTGGCGGCTCTGGCGGCATCGACTTGACAGCATTGGGTAATTACTTAACTACAAATGGTTATGCTACACAAACTTATGTAAACAATCAAATCAGTAACATCGTCGATGGTGCTCCTACATTACTAAACACATTAAATGAATTGGCAGCGGCACTAGCTGATAATCCAAACTTTGCCGCAGATGTATTGCTAAAGACTGGCGGCACAATGACTGGTACATTAACATTGGCCAGTGCTCCTACAGCAGATTTACAAGCCGCAACTAAGAAATATGTCGACGATACTATTGCCGCTCTTCCAAGCGCAACAAGTATTAACTCTTTTGCCGATGTTAACGCATCTAGCGTAAGTGCTGGGCAGATATTAGGGTGGAGTGGTACTGCATGGGTTCCAGTTGCTAACGCAGGTGAAAAAGGTGATACTGGTGCTCAAGGTCCGCAGGGCGAGCCAGGCTTAACTATTAGTTCTGCCACAGTTACACTAGCAGGACGTTTACAATTAACACTCAGCGACAACACAGTAGTTGATGCTGGCAATGTATCCGGTATCAAAACTGCTACAGTAAACGGCAACGGTGAATTAATATTAACAAAACAAGATAACTCAACAATCAACGCAGGTAGCGTAGTTGGTCCACAAGGTGCTACAGGCGCTACAGGCGCAACAGGATCTACAGGCGCTACAGGCGCAACAGGCGCCGCGGGCGTTGGATTCAGTAGTGCTACTGTAAATGGTAGCGGTCATTTAATTATTACAAAAACAGACAGCTCAACTGTTGATGCTGGTAGTGTAATTGGTCCAAAGGGCGATCAAGGCGCCACAGGTGCTACAGGCGCAACGGGTACTAAAGGTGACCGTGGTATCAGTGTATATCAAGCAGTAGTTGACGGTGATGGCAATTTACAGATTACATTAGATGATGCTAGTCAAATTAATGCTGGCAGCGTTATCGGTCCTCAAGGCGCACAGGGTGTACAAGGTCCAGCTGGTCGTAGTATCGCCAACAGTGGTGTTGTAGTTGACAGTAGTGGTTACCTACAAGTTACATTAACAGACGGTACAACAATCAACGCAGGTTATGTTGTTGGTCCACAAGGCAGTACAGGCGCTACAGGAGCCAAGGGCGATAAAGGCGACACGGGCGAAACAGGCGCTACAGGTGCTACGGGACCACAAGGAACAAGTTACACAGTTAATGGCACCAGTGGTAGTGTACAAATATATGGTTTATCTAGTACAACACAGCCAGGTTATAACTTTGAAGTTGACTTATCTAACAAAGCTAATAAACTAACAACAGCAAGAAACATTAGCTTAACTGGTAAAGTTACTGGTTTAACAAGTTTCGATGGTAGCGGCAACGTTAGTATTACTACTGCTATCAGTGGTGTTACAACCAACGACGTTACTGAAGGTACAAACAAATACTATACAGATGCTAGAGCAAGACTAGCATTAAGCTCTATCAGCGACAGTAACATCACTAGCTTGATTAGTTATGATGATACAACTGGTCAAATTAAATATCGTGCTAATACAAGTTATGTTACAGAAGGTAGTAACTTATACTTTACAAATACTAGAGCAGATGCTCGCGCAGACGCACGTATTGCGGCAGCCAGTATTAACGCACTATCAGACGTTGACACAGCTACAACGGCTCCAACTAATGGACAAGTATTGACTTGGACTGGTAGTGCTTGGACACCAAGTAGCGTAAGTGGCGGCAGTGGAGCTGTGTCTAGTGTTAACACAAAAACTGGTTCAGTTGTTCTAAGCACAGACGATATCAGTGAAGGCACAAGCAACTTATATTATACTAACTCTCGTTGGGATACAAGACTTGCTGCCAAATCAACTGATAACCTAAGCGAAGGTACAACTAACAAATACTTCAGTAATACATTGGCACGTAATGCCATGGCAGCTGGTACAGGTTTAAGCTATAACAGTTCAACTGGTACATTCACATTGAACACAAGTACAGACAATGTCACTGAAGGTAGCTCAAATTTATATTACACAAGTACACGGTTTGATACACGTTTAGGTCAAAGTAACTTAAACCAACTTGCTGACGTTACTAACACAACCCCAACTACTGGACAAGCTCTTGCTTGGAATGGTAGTGCTTGGGCTCCAACAACTATCAGTTCTGGTGGAGGTGGTGGCGGTTCAAGTTCGGGTATATTCAAAGCCGCAGTACAAGTCGAATACGATGCAAGTGGTAACTTATCCAGTGTAAGTGTATTAGACGGCGGTATCAGCGCAGTAATTGCAACAGCAACAAGTACAACAGCTACAGTGACATTTACATTCACAGGCAGTAGTTGTGCTCCGTTGAACATACAAGTTTATGGTTATCAACGTGCAAGTAACGTTTATGTAACACGTGGCATCGGTAGTGACTATTCAGCAAGAACACTTGCTGGCGGTGGATCAAGTGGTTCACCTAGTGCATTCTCCGCATTTGATGCAAGTGCTAACACTATGACACTAAGTTTAACAAAGGCATTAACAGGTTCGACAGCCGCAGTAGGTCAAACAACACATTGCGTAATTCAATTCTTACTAAGTGCTTAAAGGACAACAATGACAATCAACGCTTGGAAAACTAGCTTTATCGGATTAAACAAGCCAGCAAAGGTGCTTTCGGGCACCGCTGATGCTTTTACTACTGTAGCTCTTTGGCCTTATGCCAATGCCGTAGATGATCCATATTGGAGTGGTGGCGGTAATCCACAGTACTATCGGTGGGAAGTTACATTTACAGTCAATGAAAGAAACCACGGTAGTAACTTAACTAGAACTCCATTTAGTTTTAATGCTCAAGATATCGAAGTAGGTGATTTCGTCGCAGGTGCTTTAGACGGTAAAGTCTGTCAAATTATGAGCATCAGTGAAAAGGGTAACAATACACTAACTGCTATTGTAGAAGATAGACTGCGCTATAATACATTCCGTGATCCAACTGGCTTTGGTTTGTTTGGTACTCCTGGTCCTGTAGTATTCTTCCAAATTAACGAACTAGGATTCCCAATGTTGGATCCTATTCCAGGAGATGCTGCCGCAGACTTCTTTACAAACGTAATGAGTCGCTTCCAGTACATGAACCCACTAACAAATTATTTGTTGGAGCAAGTGAATCATGGCTTTGAACAAGGCGATGCTATTTGTATTGAAAACGGTGCGTTTTCACTGAGCAACTCTAATAACATTAGTAGATTTTTAGGCACAGTTGTATATCCGGGTCCTGGACCGGATCAATTTATTCTTCGTCCAGCTAATGGTATAGTAGACTTTGTTCCAGGACTACCTGGTTCAGTTGGAGATTACTTATATCCTAGCTTAGACGGCAGTGGTGATTTAACAACTAATGATAATAGTCGTCGACCAATTTACATGAAAGTAGCAGATGCTATTACAACATCTACTACTGGTACAGGCATTGACCCCGCCGGTAATGACGGCGATATTGTCGAAATTAATAGAACTCAAATTACATTGGCCAGCGGCAATGGCACATATACATTAGATGACGCAGTTACTTTAATCAATGCCGAAACTAGTACACATAAAGTAACAGCCGTTAAAGTAGGTGCCGCTACAGAAGTAGTCAGCGATGTAGCAGGGCAGGGTAGTGCTTATGGTATTGTTGCTGGTTATGTTCCATTTAGCGCAAGTATCAATGGCACTACAGTTAATTTTACAACAACCACAAGCGGTAGTGCTGCCTATGGCGATCCTACAGTTGCTGATGTCAATGACATGGTTGCTGATATCAATGCCGCTAAAATCACAGACATTATTGCTAGTGTAGTTAACGGCAGTGATATTAAATTAAGACATAATGCTGGTGGCGCAATTGATATTGTTAATGTTAGCGCAGACTTAAACGGTAATAACTTTGCTGGCGCAAGCTCTGTATCTAGTTTACCAGAAAGCACACCTGCTAACACTACAACATCTGCTCTACGATTAATGCGTTTAGATGGTGGCCCATTAACTATAAGGGACTTTGCTGGACAGTTTTTAGATACAGCAGGTGTATTAAGCGGACAAAACGGCCGTTATGCGTTGGGTCTAAACATTGAACAAGGTCTGCGTTCAAGTGCTACTACTGTAGTAGCTGACTTAACAGGCAGGGACGCATTGAATGCACTAGTAGGCGATCAATGTTATGTCATAGATGCTGGTAATGGAGAATGGGCAACATACACATACGATGGTGAACAATGGACTAAAGTTGGCGGTGAGCGAAGCGTAGCAACAGATGCAAGAACTCTTGTAACTTCATATAACCTAGCAACAAAACCTAGTAGTGTAATTGAGCTAGGAACAATTAGCATAGGAAGAAAAATAATAAACATCGGCATCGAAGTCGAAAATGCTACATTTAACACAGATATAAGTCTAGTAGAAATCTATACAGATCAGGAAGAAATGTTATTAGAAAACAGAGACAGTCGATTAATAGGCAATGCAATATTCACAGTGGATCCTGAATATATAACCACAGATTACACAACTATATTTGCTAACCTAAATAATTATCAAGGTAACACTGGAATAGTTACTATTAAATTAACATACGTATAAAGGAAAATTAAAATGCCAAAGTTAGATGAAGACGATTTCGTTGATCCAGGTAATTTACCACAGATTGCACAAAGCAAAACTCCACCTCCAGGAAGCACTGGTGGATTCGGCGGAGGCTTCGGTGCCGCTGCCGCAACAGCTCCAGCAAGTTCAGGATTTGGTAGTCCGAGTTCTGGAGGTTTTAGTAGCCCATCAGCAAGCGGATTCGGTGGCCAGAGCACCGGTGGATTTGGTGCACCATCCGCCCCAAGTAATTTTGCCAGTGCACCAGTTAATAACACTAGCGGTCAAGCTGCAGGCGCAATGCATCAAGGTGGAGAAAGCACAGTAGCCTTAGACAAAGATGCCACAGATTGGATTAACAAAAAATGGCGTCCAGTTATGGGTTGGGTTTACATGTTAACATGTACCATGGACTTTGTGTTATTCCCAATTTTATGGAGTTTATTACAAGCCCTTACAAAAGGCAACGTGACTAGTCAATGGCAACCATTAACACTACAAGGTGCTGGTTTATATCATATTGCTATGGGTGCTGTTCTTGGTATTGCCGCATATGGTCGTACAAAAGAAAAAGTTGAAGGTAAAGCCAACTAAGTAACTGTATGATAACAGACGAGTTCGAACATTACTTTAGGCTACGCATGCCTAGAACAATTAGCAGTGAAGAGGCGCGAGATTTCCTCTTTGCTGTTAATGACGTTTCACCTGCCCACGCAGACGACAATGACGTAGTAATGGTTTATCATGAAGACGAAAACGCACATTGTTATGATGTGCGTTTATCCAAAGATATTTCGGGCGATGAAGGTGACGATATACTTTACAGTTTAGAAGAGTTATTTCCCAATGATGATTTTGAATGTGAAAGTAGCATGAGCATAGTAGAAGAACAGCAATATCTAAATCGTGCTGTTATGGAACAATTAAGCAACAAATTAGTTTGACATTTTTAATTGTATAGCATATAATATATGTATGCGTGTACTGTCAACACAACTACAATTTTCTAAAGAACAAGTCATTGAATTCGGTAAAATCACTGGAGACTCCGGCCCTGTACATAGTGTCGACTTAATGGTACAAGGCGGATTAATTATTAGCTGTTTACCAAAAATCTTAAATGATATAATGACCAGAGATAACTTACATGAAGGTTATACTCATAGTGTTAGCATGATTTTGGAAGCCAAGTTTAGAAACAAGTTACCCGCAGATAAATTGGTTACTGTAGACTTTACCTATGAAGATCCTGGGAAATTAATATCCAAATTAAATTGGCGTGTTTACTGTGAAAAAACCGAATATTGTTATGGGCGTTGGATTATTTACAAATCTAAGCATTGACATATATTAATGTATAGTGTATAATTCTAGTATATTAACTTATTAGGATTATTATGGCTATGAGACCAATGACACAGGCACAGCGAACAGCCGCTAGCCCATTCAGTGCTTATATCGGAACACCTGTTTCGAAACCAAAAAAGGGACCCAAGGGCCCAGGTGGAAGAGCTCAAGCACAAACTTTTGGATACTTAACTGGTGGAGGTGCTAGTTTGCCCATGCCGCCTTCGAAACCAAAACCCAAAAAGCGTGTAACCAAAGATGTAGTTAGTGTTGAACCCAACAAGCATCACAGGGATATGATGGGTAAACAAATTAACCAAGGTGACTTTGTTTTGGCTGTCCAAAATAATAGACCTTTTCCCTTTAAGGTGTTAAAATTAAATGAAACGACACTGACACTGGTACCTGCTATTAAGAAAAAAGATATTACAATTAGAGCATTGGGCGGAAGTGTGCCAGCATATAAAAATTATAGACGTGAAGGTTGGAATGTGTACATTATTCCAAAAGAAGAAATCTTTATGTTTAACTTACTTGGTAACGTATGACAAAGAAAATTGGTTTTGCTTGTAAGTGGATTGACCATCCACATCAGGTTGATGGTATCAAACCCAAAGACGACTGTAAGCAGTACAACACAGGCACGACCACTATTACTTGGCTTAAACGCCAAACTAAGGATGTAGCCGAACAAAAGCTATGGGACCTGATGGTTCAAAACTTAGAAGCTACACGTAAACTCATTGAAAGAGTAGGTGAACTCGATGAAAGTCTTAGGATGGTGCGTATTAGCAGTGATCTGCTACCTGCTTATACAGAACCCAGCTGGAGTTACTTCTGGCGTAGGCCAGATGTTGTGGAGTATTGTAGTAGAGTTTTTTCTAGTATTGGCGATGTTGCTAGGGCTCGTGGTGTACGCCTTAGTTTTCATCCTGGCCAGTTTTGTGTCCTTGCTAGCGAAACTCCTAGCATTGTTGATCGCAGTATAGAAGAATTTGAATATCACGTTGACATGGCTCGTTACATGGGCTATGGTAAGACATTCCAAGACTTTAAGATTAATGTACATATCGCAGGACGTCGTGGTCCACAGGGCATTAAAGATGTAATGAAACGTCTCAGTCCCGAAGCACGAAACATGATTACCATCGAGAATGATGAAATTTCTTGGGGTATTGAAAGTAGTTTAGAATTAGTGGATACTTGTGCTCTAGTACTTGATATCCATCACCATTGGATTAAAACTGGAGAATATATTGAAAACACTGATGAACGCATTAAAAAGATTGTTGATAGCTGGCGTGGTACTCGTCCTGTTATACACTACTCCGTCAGCCGTGAAGACGTACTTGTCGGACATTCCGGATCACAGCGTCCCACTCTTAGTACGCTAATGGAAACGGGCCATAAGCGAGGCAAGCTCAGAGCACACAGTGACTTCTACTGGAATGATGCAGTAAATACGTGGGCTATAACGCACAGTTCTTGGGCAGACATTATGTGCGAAAGCAAAGGTAAGAACCTTGCTAGCTTTAAGTTAAAAGAATTATTGTAAAATGAATTTTAGATTTGCTATTCGTGACGACATTAATGTTCGAACAAAATCATTAGTTTATTCGGAATATAAAGATTATTCCAAGGAAGATATTGGCCGTGCTGTGGCTTATTATTTAGACTTGATCATGTATTCTAAATATGAAAAAATTGCTGTTGGATTTGGTAACTTATCTTTGTTGTCAGTGGCATTTATGCTGGCATTGCACAAAAGCGGCAAAGAATACACAATGGTTTATCACAATGGCACATTTAACTTCGATGATTACAAACATTTGTATTCTCATTTATTCTTTACTGGGGTTCCCAACGAAGATGGCGTAGCAAAGTTAGACAGTATTTTGTCAAATGATCCTACTTGTATCACATTAACTGATACTAAGAACATGGAAATCTCTGCGTTTTCATATTACAAATGTGATGATTTGGTATTTGATTATTCTAAGAATAAGAAAGTTAATATTGTTGGTATCATCGAAGCCAATGACATTACATTGTTATATACCACAGAAAAAATAGAAGGCAGTAGCATCGCCGCTGCAATGAAAAACTACTTCATTGAAGATGACTATGTAGTCATGATGAGACCTTTTAGCCATATCGGAGTGGGCACATTGTCAATCTATCCTGCATTTTTTAAAGTTAAAAATATTTCGATATGTCCATTCCCTGCTGACTGGCCCTCTGAATATCATAAAGCAACACATATTCACATTGATAAACAAATGATGAATTTTGGCTGTGAGTTACCTAAGAAACTTAGAATGTTAACTTCGGGAGGTTATAATTTTAACTCTGAATGTGTCGAGTATGTGACCAGTAGATCAGAAATTGAAAACATTGTAGATTGTTTTGGCACTGCCAGATGTCCTCCACCATTGGCTATTAGACACACACTAACAGACACTAGCTTTAAATGGATCAATGAATTCGTCAAACTTAAAAAGAAAGAAGGCACTGACCAGTTAATGTTCTCTGCCGTCGATGATAATGTTTTTAATGAATTACCAGGATCATTTAGAAACAATATAGTCACCGAAGATACTATTGAATTACTGGACAACGGTACTAGATTTAAATTAACTGGGAAATTAATTCTTAAAATAAGAATGGCTCATGTACTATACGAACTCGGGGATTTTCAAAAATTATTTACAGAACGTAGCGGAATTCCTCTCAGTGAGATAAAGTTTGAAGTTATTGACGGATTAAAAAATCCAATTCTTTATGTAAAAGAAAGTGATTTTGAATTGGCCACAGAAGCAATGTCTAAATTCAATGTCGAAGCTAAGTTAAAAGTTAAATGACCGACGAGCAAGCATTAGCATTATATGCCGCAATGGAAGCAGAGTTTGGCGATATGTTGCCAAACTTTGAACATCATCCAATTCAGTTTGCTTATTATGTTAAACTTTTCAAATTGATTAATCGCAATGTTAGTAATTGACAATTTACAATTTCGCAGTACAGAAACAGAATGGCATTTGGGAGATACACAGGATCTTTACCGCCATAACTTAGAACATCGATTTGAAGAATTACATAGTGCTGGATGGATAGATAAAACTATCAAATACAAGTTTAACAGTCACGGTTTTAGATGCGAGGAATTCAAAGAAAGTAAAAACATCTTATTTTTAGGATGTAGTATAACTTTTGGTACGGCACTAAGAAATGAAGATATATTTCCCACGCAAGTATCCAGGGCATTAGGCTATAATTGTTGTAATTTAGCATTGTCGGGATCTTCCAATGACACCGCATTTAGATTAGCAGAAACATGGCTTTCGAGAATTAAACCTGATATAGTGCTATTAATGTCTCCGGATAAGTCAAGACTAGAAATAACAACAGCTGAGCCAGAAGGAAGTAGTATTCATTTCAGAGTAAACAACACAGTTCAGAATTATGCGATGACTAATTCTTTTTATTTAAAATGGATCATGCATGAAGAAAATGCCAGATTGAATCAATTAAAGAATCAACTAGCAATTAAACATTTGTGTAATACACAGGGTATTAAATTTTTAAATTTTAACATAGAATCTGATTTTTGTTTTATAGAAAATGATTTGGCAAGAGATTTATCGCATCCAGGAATACTTTCACATCGCGCAACTACTGAAAAGATATTAAATTTTATAAGTTGATTAAAAATGTACACAAACCTAACTGAATTATTTGGCAGTATTACTAGCTCTGACTATAAAGCACGTAACTACACAGCACCCACATTAAAAAACATTGTAGATACAATCTACTTAGACAGCACACAGGAACAAGGTCCCTGGATCGCCGGAGGCATGGGCAGACAGCTTGCCATTGACCCTACTTGTCAATCATTTGCTGACATTGATATATGGTTCAATAATGCCAAAAGCTACGAACAATGCTTGATTAGATTGGACAACACATTTGGTAATCATATCTATGAAACATTTAGCAGTGACAATGCTCGAACGTATACAGTAGGTGATTACAAAGTACAATTAATTCGCAGAGCATACTATGAAACATTAGACGATGTGTTTGCTAACTTTGACTTTACTTGCTGTCAAATTGCTGTGGACAAAGATTTAAATTTGTCAGGTCCTGGTATCGAAGATGCTAGAAACAATGTACTTAAAGTAAACAAATTGGACCGTCGTGGATTCCTGGCACGTTATGCCAAATATGTGGGCTATGGTTATGTTATGCCCAACAGTGAATTTTTAGACATTATCAACAATGAGGAAATCAACTATGAATTTGACGCAACAACTCTTGGATACTGAGCTGGGCCAAGCGGCACTAATCAGCACACTCAGCGGCAAACCTGCTCATGTGTTTGATGATGTATTTGCTTGGAATGGCAAAGTTGTAGATAAAGCCACTGCCATTATTGCATTGTTAAAGGTTTATAATCAAGTCCCTGTCAGCGACAGCGTAAAAATATCAGCATTTGAAAAATACTCAAATAGATTTAATGCTATCAAAGACAGCGATTTCTTTGTTGATGTTTACTACGATGATACTAGAGATCCTGCTACTGAAGCACGAATTTGGTTTAACAAAATTTGTACAACAATTAAAGGCGATGTCAATGAATTGCCCAAAGAATCAATCAAAGATATTTTGGTAACATTACACAGTTAAATTAGTGACCATTCACTAAAATAATCACTGAAAAATGTTGCGTCGCAACATAAATAATGTTATAATAAACTTATAGCGTCTAAGATAGAGCTATTTTATTACTTGCTTACATTAAGGAGAAAATTATGTTTACAGTAGATCAATCAATCGACACCATTCAAGGTGCAAAGAAAACTTTCGTTAAGACCTTTGTTCAAAACGAAACAGTGGCAGAAGCAATGAACACATTCATTGATGCACAAGCCGAATACACTAAAAAAGCCGCTAAAGTCGGTATGGATACAGCTACAACATTGGCCAGTGAAACAACTAAAGCAGTTCAAAATGCTATGAAATTTGACTATGTTAAATTTGGTGAAGGCATTATGAAAGCTTATACAGCTACAACTAAAAAATAATTTAAATTATTTTAAAAGCACCGCAAGGTGCTTTTTTTATGACTATAAATAAAGTATATGTTTAATACAATACATCATCAAAACATTCATAATATAGATAAAGAACTATCATGGCTACCCAATGACACCGAAGAACTTTACTTGTATAATATTGAAAATAATTATGATCAAATGAGCCAAAATAACTGGGTAGGTAGACAATTTACATACAAATTTAATGGCTATGGATTTCGTTCAGAAGAGTTTAGTCATGACGACAATATAATGTTTTTTGGATGTAGTCATACTGCTGGCATTGGCTTGCCCTATGAAAGTACATGGGCATATAACGTTGCAAAAACATTGGATCTGAAGAATTTTAATTTAGGCATGCCGGGATGCGGACCTGACACTGCATTCAGATTGGCTAATCATTATATACCGCAAGTAAAACCTAAAATAGTTGTATTACTAGAACCGCCACCGGGTAGAATGGCTTTATATAGTGCCAAGCGCAGGATCTATGATTTTTGGGCTACTATACAACCGGATCAATATCGAGAGCCTTCTTTTAGAAGTTTTTACGAACATTGGTTATCTCTACATGAAAACGTTGTATTGCATTCTTTGAAACATAAGTTAGCCATTGAAATGATATGTAATCATCTCAATATTAAATTCATATATGCTCACAGCGATGAAATTTCTATAATTGACCATGCCAGGGATTTAGGCCATGCAGGAGAAAAATCCAATATGAATTTTGCTAAAATAATCCTGGATAGAATAGCACAAACTAAATAAGACATTATGAATCGCAGACCTTTACATTTTATTACCAGGGAAAAAGAATGGGAATTGATACAAAGATTGGAAACTTTGGTAGATTCGTCGGATTTTGATCCAAAAACTACAGTTGTATTAATGGTGTCGCCTGATTATTCTGCGACGGTTAGTATGCACTTAGCTCATTCATGGTCCAGGCATGGTGATATGCTGCCTTTGTTAACTGTGGAAGTTCCTTACCCAGACGAAGATTACAAATCCTACAAAGATAAATTTCGTTCATTGTACATGGAAATTAAACAATATAAAAAAGTAATATGTGTCGAAGCTGGTATCATTAGAGGCGGTAATTGGGAATGGATACTAGACTCATTGATTCGTGAATTCGAATACAAAAGAGAAGATATTACATTGGTAGCTATGTGCGAAAATGTTAACTCTAGAGTAAAGTCAGACTATGTAAGTGAATACTACGATGACAATGAAAAAGAATTGATGTTCTATTTCGAGAAATTCAATAAGCATTGGCCAATTAAGTAATCAAACTAAATAGTAGTAGTTAATTTAAGGACTACTATGAAAACACTAAAACAAATACTATGGGCAACTATGTTTGCCACCGGCGTTATGTTCCTAACATGGAATAATAACGCATTTGCGTGGGAACAACGTGCTCCACTACCTGTACAAGCTTGTCAACCACACAGCCCTTACGGCTTTGCGGCCACACAACGCACAGCACAACCCATATGTCGTGAAGCATATCTGGTTGCTTATGATGCTCCTGCTAAGATTCCTGTTTATGTTGCTTATACGCTAACACCGCCAAACGCACTAGGATGCTGGCCACGTACAAATGCTTTCGTAGCAGATAAATCAGTATCAGGTGGTGCTACTCCTGCTGACTATGCTGGTACAGGTTATGACAAAGGTCATGCCGCTCCGGACGGTGATTTATCCTGGAGTGAAATTGTTGAGTACGAAAGTTTTTTAATGACAAATATGTATCCTCAGCACGGCTCTTTAAATCGGGGAATATGGAAATTATTAGAGACGTCCATCAGAGGTTGGGCAGTCCAACGCAACCAGCCTTTTACCATATACGTTGGCGCATTCTATGGCGCTGGTAATGAAACAATTGGCGCAGGTAAAGTTGTTGTTCCGCATGGTTATTATAAAATTGTAATTAACAACGCAACAGGCGAAGTTGCTGGATGGGCATTCCCGCATACAAAACCTTATGTTAACTTAGGTAATGATTTAACTAAATTCCGCTTACCTATTAGCCAAATCCAAGCAACTGCAGGAGTACAATATAAGTTTCCTGCTAATGCCAAAGAGATCAATCCTGGAGCAGAATGGCCAGTTGACTATGGCGCATTAACTAACGCTAAACGTGCTAAGTGTGGAAAAGCAGATTAATCTAAGAATACAAAACATTTTAGATACTCCGCAGAACTTTCTCATGTTTAGAGGAGGTTCTGGCGGGGAATTTCTTATTTCTAAAATTTATCAATATTCGAATAAATTTAAAAATATTAATTACATAAAGAAAGACGATGAAATTGGTAATAAGACTCGAATATTTTATCCTGCATTTTATGAAAGACTTTTTACAGTTCCACAGCAACAGCCACTTATATTATCACATTTACTGAAATTAGTAGATTCTAATATGTTAGATGAAGTTGAAGTATATTTAGAAAATTATATAAATTATACACCTTTACATCGATGTCATTTTATAAATTCAAATTATTTTATTAAAAGAAGTTTTCTAATATTCTTAGATGAAGAACGTTGGAGTGATTACGGTGGATTGTTAGCCTGTATTAAAAATAGAACATCCAGACTAGATTTAGAACCTTCATTGACTTTTAATTACAACAGATATAAAACATTACCTTATAATGATTTGGCTGAAGTAGATACAATTATTAAACAAGTAGTGGAATACTTGGACTCTAATAATCTAGATTCTATTTCAGAAATCTATGCCAGGTGCTTAATAAATAAAAAAATAACAGATGTAGACTCTGCAGATACTGTGTTAAATATGCCGGTCGGCGAATTATATTATAAACATAGATATTCATTGGCCGGAACTTACTCAGACTATCGACAAATAGCAAATTTACCATTTCTAAAAATAGTCAATTATTCTAAATATTTTGAAAAAGGATATTTAGAAGATATATTTGAAATTGATTCTACGACATTCAATGACGAATTAATAGAATGGCACGAAAAGAATTTAGAATTGCTCAGTGAATATAATATAGATTATACTCAGTTTAAGCTAATCTGACCCATTCGGCATAGATACGATTCTTAGTGTCCCATTCACATTGTACTAATTTGAATCCAAATTTGTCTGATAGTCTAACATGTTCTTCTATGCTCCATGGATAGAAGGGGATTTGTTTACATTCTTCATTGTTATGATCCTGTAAGCCAGGATTACTGCGCCAGTAAATTCTTGCTCGAGGTTTAAGCAATGTAGTTATTTTAGCAATTTGACGTTCAATGTCATTTACATCGCCAAAGTTAATACTGCCCAAGCAAAATGCCACATCGAATTTAGCGTCTGTGGTAAATTCATCTATAGTACATTTAACATCTGCTTGATCAAATGCAGGATCGATGCCCAGTAAATTAGGAATATGTCCTTTAAAAGGATTTGCTCCACAGCCAATGTCAATGACTGTTTCTCCCTGTTGTACCTTAGATATAAGTGCTAGGCCTGTTTTATCAAATTGCGTTAAGTCACCGTTTTTGCGATGCCAAACTTTACTGAAATAATTGTTTAAATATTGTTGATCTACATTCATACAAATATTTATATGACACTACCACAAAGAATATTTTTTACAGGCGTACCCGGAAGTCGCTGGAGCGGAATCGCTCAAACAATAGAAACCGTTCCTGGCTTTAATACGTCAGATAGAACACATGAGCGCACATATTCTCATGGCGCATTCAGTGGACACAAAGGTGCTTACTTTGGACGTCTAATGGAATTTGACGCTAAATTAGACGGTGATTATTTAGACCAAGCTTGGAATCCAAAAAGCCCTGGAACTAAACTAGTTAAAAGTCATGATTGGGCTTATAGTTTAGATAAAATTAAACAACAATTCCCCAATGATTGGATTATACTTGTATACAGAGATAATTCTGCAAGTTTTGATTGGTGGAAAGAAGCCGGTGGCTTTAACATCATGTATCCCAGTTATAAGTCTTATAAAAACGATGAAGTAATGATGCGAGAAATTTCATGGCAAAATAATGCTATTAAAGAATTTGCCAAACAACACAACTTACAATGGGATTCATTTAACAGTACATGGATCAAAGAACACTTTAACGCTGATGTTCAAGTTGAAAGAACATGGCCTGACATTTTTATTACAATATTAAAATGAAACGAGATCACGTATTTTATATCAAGTATGCCAGCGCATTGACGATTCTTTGCGCTATGGTATTACATGTTTTAGGCATCACACCTTGGAACAGTATTGTTCAAATGGTAGGTGCCGCTGGCTGGATATATGTAGGATACAAGTGGAATGAGAAAGCAATTATATTAAACTTTCTTCCGCAGTATGCTATCATTATTCCGGGACTGGCTTATCTTTATTTTAAATAGGAGTATTCATGAAGTTTATTAAATTTTTAGCACTAATGCTATTAACACTTTCAGCACATGCTTGGGAGCCAACAAAACCTATTAAGGTTATTCTAGGACAGGCGCCAGGAGCAGGCAACGAAATTGCGTTCAGAGCAATGTCTAAGATTGTCATTGACAAAAATCCCAATGTAAATTTTATATTTGAACACAAGCCAGGAGCCGACGGTAACATTGCCGCAAACTTCTTTACTGAATCAGCGCCCGACGGTTATACTGTAGCCGTACCTAGTTTACAAGGACAGTTTGTTACAGGTGAAATTTGGTTCAAGGACATGGTCAAATACGATCCATTACAATGGAGTTTGATTACAGTTATTGCCAAAAGTCCGTTGTGTATTATCGCACATCCAAGTAGCAAAGTAAACACAGTACCTGAACTACTGGAATCTATTAAGAAACCAAATCGTAATATCAATTTTGCCATTGGTGGCGGCGCACACAAAGTAGCATTCACTTACATGATGGAAAAGACAAAAGCACCTACAGCTAATTCACAGGTTGTATTTTATAAAGGCCCAGCACAGGCAGCCATGGGTGTTGCCGCGGGAGATACAGAGTTTGGTATTATGCCTATTGCCATTGCTAAACCTTTAGTAGAAGGCGGCAAGGTAAAACTAATTGCTCTTATCGGAGAACAACAACTCACAGGATTACCTAAAACACCTTTGATGAAAGACTATGTTCCTGGCATGAACGTATATGCTGGATGGGTTGTTGCACTACCTCCCGGTACTCCCAAGGAGGTCACTGATTGGTATGAAACTAACTTTACTAATGCCATTAAAAGCGCAGAAGCCAAGCGTTATTTTGAAGAGAATTTAATGTTTACTGACGCCAACGAGCTTGGGCCCAAAGGTACTAGAGCGGCGGTAAATAAGTTAAGAGAACAATGGATACCAATTGTTAAAACTATGAAAGCAGAATAATGGCAGAATATCAAGACTGGCAAGGTAGTCGTTGGAACTACACTAAACAACAAAGTAAGTGGCACTTTGATACAAAAAAGCCACCAGAGCCAGGACTGGATAGTTTTACCTATGTCTGTCGTTTTGACGCAGACTTTACGGATGCTATTCGTCAATGTTTACCACGTGGTGTAGAAAGTTCATGGAGCACTAGAAATAACTATAAAGTTCAAGGTGAATTGTATAGTGCCAGTGCCGAAGAACAAGATTTAATTAATGCAGGCGCTGATCCTAAGTCTCCTATCTTTGATAGAAGTAAAGGAGAAGACATTGAATTGTTTCAAAAAATTAATGAATATTTAGGTGTAGAGAATTCCGCACTTAAATTTCACAATCAGCGTACAGGACAAATGTTGCATTTACACATTGATAACTTTGCTGGTCGTGAAGAACGTGAAAATAGTTTCATTGTTACAGAGTTTGATAAGAAGCCGGAAACCATTCGACGCTTTGCTATTATGTTAGCAGACTGGGAAGTAGGACAGGTATTTCAATTAGGCAATGCCGCTTGGACACAATGGTCAGCGGGAGATTGTATTACTTGGGAATGGAAAAATATTCCTCACAGTACTTGTAATATGGGCTGGCACGATAGACCTATGTTACAAATTACTGGCAATGTCACTGAAAGAACTGAACAAGTACTAGCAGAAGCTAGTAGAGATAAGATAGTTAAATTGTAAGAACCCACCTTAGGGCCGTTGTCGCTAACGGTTAGGACGAAAGTCCGGGCGTCAAACAGGCGGCTGCTGCCTGGGACAAAAGTTACGCCAGACTTTGTTCAAAGTGAGCTTTTATTTTGACATTATGAAAACATTAATATTAGTAGCATTACCCGAAGAATTAGATAAAAATTTAGTAGACGCTCCTGTAGTTTATACAGGAGTAGGACTATCAAATGCCGCAATGCATGCCACATTGGCTATACTTAAACATCGTCCCGATTTAGTTATTAACTATGGAAGTGCAGGCAGTCTAAAAGGCATTACGGGATTAAACAGCGTGGCCAGTGTTTGCCAACGTGACGCAGATTGTAGTCCATTGCGTGAACGTGGTTATATGCTAGGTGAGAATGTATTATACTATCATAGTCAAGAAGTAGGCGTTATAGTAGGATCGGGAAATAACTTTGTAACTAACCCAGATTCTTGGACATTAGATCATTGTGATTTAGTTGACATGGAATTATGGAGTATTGCCAAAGTCTGTGAACATGTTAAAATACCATGGATCAGCCGCAAATGGGTCAGTGACAATGCCGACGGAGAAGCTGGCGCCACTTGGGAAGATGCGTTATTAGCAGGACAAACAGCCTTTGTAGAATGGTTTAATACCCAAAAATAACTAAATACAATATACAACGCATATCAGGAGAATCAGAATATGACAGTGCAATATATTAACGGGCCACGTGGTTTAACTGGGCCACAAGGTCCTAGAGGTTTACCTGGATTACATGGTCCACAAGGGCCTGCAGGCCAAAAAGGTAACCCAGGTCCTAGGGGTCCAAGAGGATACTCTGCAGGGGTTATCGAAGTCGACGGCGGAGCATCGACGACTGTATACGGAATTGATGATATCGAATTAGACGGAGGCGCAGCTTAAAATGGCAAACAAAATTCAACTTAGAAGAGATACTACAGTAAATTGGACTACAGCAGATCCAACACTTAGCCAAGGCGAAATTGGTTTAGACTTGACTACTGGCAATATTAAAATTGGTAATGGAACTAGTCCATGGACTGATCTAGATTATGTTATTCCTAGCGTCGCAGGCTTGGCCAGCGAAACTTATGTTAATAATGCTATCACTGCATTAAAAGCTGGTGCTGGTAGTGCGTTAGACACATTAAACGAACTAGCACAAGCATTGGGCAACGATGCTAACTTCAGCGCAACAGTTACTACACAATTGGGCTTAAAAGCAAATACAGCAGATTTATCAGTTGTTGCTACCAGCGGTGAATATGCTGACTTATTGAATAAGCCAACATTGTTCGACGGTAACTACAATTCATTGACTAATAAGCCAACTTTATTCAATGGCGATTACAATAATTTGTCTAATAAACCAACATTGTTTGATGGCGACTACGACAGCTTATCGCACAAGCCAACATTGTTCAGTGGTGACTATGACGACTTAACTAGTAAGCCGACATTGTTCAGTGGTGACTATGACGACTTGACACACAAGCCAACATTGTTTGATGGCGATTATGATAGTTTGACTAGCAAGCCAACATTGTTTGACGGCCAATATGGTAGTTTAACAGGCAAACCAAACTTGGCCGCGGTAGCTTCTAGCGGTAGCTATGCTGACTTAGGCGGCAATCCTGATGTTGATAAAATTACATTAGGCGATGGTACAGCCAGCAATCCAAGCGTAGTATTTGGCAATGACGGTAGTGTTGATACTGGTCTTTTCCATCCAGCCGATGGCGTAGTTTGTGTATCTAGCAATGGTACAGAAAAGCTACGTGTAGATGGCGGTGGCGCAAGAGTAAATGGTTTCATGAAAGTTGCTGAATGCAACGGCAATTTACCTAATCCACCAGAAGCCGGCATGATTGTTTTAGACAATGGTGTATTCAAAGGCTATACTGGCAATGCATGGGTTAACTTAAACTAATTAACCACAATTAAAAGCCCACTGAGTGGGCTTTTTCATGACTACAATTTGTTTCAATTAAATGTTTATTTCTAATAAATACTAACTATATGAAGATACAACAACTCGTCGAAACCGTAGAAGGCAAGAACACACACTTAGAACACTTGGATGATGAAATCTGGAACAGGGGTTATCAAGGTGCTGTTGAAGCTATAAGCTACTTACAAGGAGCCGCTGGACTATTACATGGTAACACAGACGGCCGTTATTTTGCCACTAAGAAATGGGATGGTAGCCCAGCTATATTTGTAGGCACTGATCCAGAAACAGGACAATTTATCATGGGCGACAAAGGTATTTTTGCTGGCACTAAAGATAATAGAATCTATACTGCCGCTGACATTGATAGAATTAAGCCAGATAAAACTGCCAAAGACGGTTCGAAAGTAGACTACAGTGGACTTAGAACTAAACTAAAGGTAGCATTTAATTACTTAAAAGATTTAAACTTTGGAGATAAAATTCTTCAAGGTGATTTGTTATGGACAGCAGGAGATGGCGACAGTGGCTTTCAACAAATCGACGGCGAAAACTATTGGACATTTAAGCCTAACTTATTAACTTATGCTGTTCCTGCTGATACACCATTGGCACAGAAAATGAGCAAAGTTAAAGTAGGTGTTGTGTTCCATACAACCTATGAAGGCACCAGCATCAGTGACATGCAGGCCCGCTTTGGTGCTGATACCAGCGAACTAGGATCTAGTCCGTTTGTCTATTATAGAGATGCCGCATTAAAAGATGTCAGCGGTAGCGTAACATTGACTAGAGAAGAAACATATAAATTAGAACATGCTATCACTGAACTAACAAGTTTCTTGCAGGGTATTGGCCAAGAAACATTCCAATGGTTAGAAGCCAGTATTGCTGGCCATGGCATTAGAGACTTAATTAAAATTGACGTAAACAAAATGGTGCGTAGCGGTTTAATGGATCAACCTGCAGTGTATGTTAGCAAGTTTGTTGGACGGTTAGAAGAACGTTTAACTGCTGATATTGCTAAACTAAAAACACAAACTGGTCAAGACCGTAAACGACAAGCACAGGAAGAAGCATTGAAATTTATTAGACAGCACGAAGAAAGCATTACCAATGTTTACTTCTTATTCCTGGGTATACAACGTGTTAAAGATGTGTTACAATTACACTATGCTAGAATACGTCAAATCAATACATTTATTGCTAGACCAGATGGCAGCTTTGATGTTAAGCCAGAAGAGGGTGTTGTTATTGTTGACCATTTAGGCACAGGCGGCACTGAAGCAGTTAAAATCGTAGACAGATTAGAATTCAGTCGTGAGAACTTTTTGAAAGCAAGACGCTAATGAGATTATTAGAAGTTAAACAACCAAACATTATAGTTGTCTATGGAGGCGGCTTTCAACCCTTTCATGAAGGACATGCCAGCAGTTATAGAGAAGCTAAGACAGCTTTTCCTGGCGCACATTTCTTTGTTGCTGCCAGTAACGTAACCACAGAGCGTCCATTTGAATTTAAAGAAAAACAATTTTTAGCACAGCAAGCAGGCGTAGTCGATCCATTTATACAAGTAGGTACAATGAGCTATGTCAATGACAATGGTCGCAAAGTAACCAGCACTCCGTTAAATCCTTTAGAAGTATTACAAAAATTCAATCCAGAACGCGACGTATTGGTAATTGTTCGCAGTGAACGTGATCCAATGAAAACAACGGATGTGAGTTACTATCAACCATGGCAAGGTATACAAGGTGCAGAACCTTTTAGCAAGCATGCCTATATTTTTGTGACTAAAAAGCACGACTTTAGTATTGCCGGTAATCCTGTTTACAGCGGCAGTCAAGTTAGAGAACTATACAGCGGTGCAGATGATCAAACTAAATTAAGTATTCTACAAGACTTATATCCGCAGAGTAGACAGTTAAAAAAGATTAAACAAATATTTGACAAACGACTAGCAGTATCCGAAAGCTTAAATGAATTTGCTCCAGACGCAGGCGATGGCGGAGAAGAAGAAACATTACACAAATATGCTCGTATGTGGTACAATGGAGACTTGGGCACACAGCAACAAGTAGAGCAAGTACTAGCACGTATGGGTTGGGAAATTGGCGAATTAGAATCAGAAGAAGGCGGTGCCTTTGTTGTACAATCAGGCGACGAGAATGGCGATAGTTATATTGGCTTTGCGGTTGCTGACTTAGAAGAAGCTACAAGTTTATCTACTATGCGTGACTTCTTTGCTGGTGATGAAAAAGCACATGACCCATTAGAGATTACTAAACAACGTCTTTATTATGATCCTAAAGCAGTTGCTAATAAAAGAAAAGAATTCAGAACACCATATGAATATCAGCAATGGTTGAAAAAGCACAACTTAAAACAAATTACAGACAGCGAAGAATACAATCTAGAAGAAGAAGCTGCCAACTTATTGGAATACCTTCGTAAGATACACAAGCGTTGGGCCATAGTAAGTAAACGAGAAGGTCGTCCTTTGGTATATTTTAAAGGCGATGGCAAACCCAGCAAGGATTGGGTAGAGAAGCAAGAGCGTCGTATTAATTATTTTAAACATAAAAAATGAAGCGTGTTGATCAAACATATACTACACTTGATGTCGAAGTAGACACATACGACGAGTATATTATTTCTAAATTAAAAAGTCGCTATCCGTCATTGGCATTAGCAAGAGTAACGGCTACAAAGTTCAGCGAGGATTCTAAAAGCTTGTTAAAGTTTTATGTATATCATTGGCTTGTCGATGATTACAAATCTGCTATTTTTGATATCAATCATTATTACAATAAATATAAAATTACTGCGAAAGTTGTAGGCTAACTATGAAATACAAAGAAATATTCGAACAAATCATCAATGAAATTAATATGAGCCCTGCTGGCCTACGCAGTCTTGTTGCTAACATTAACGCACAAGCTGGTATGGAATTTGAAATGATTGTTCCAGGTGCAAGCCAAGGCGATGATGATTATGATGATGACTATCGAGAAACAGACTACGATGCGGATGAAAGCGTAAACAGTATTCAAGATGCCTTTGATTTCTTCTATGATGGTGATTTTAACAGTCGTAGAGACTGTGAACAACTTCGCGATAAAATGACTGAAGATTATCATGAATGGTTGGACCAACATTTAGCGGATCGTTGGGAAACAGATAAAGATGAAGTCATATATGATTGGCTACGCTATAATGCCGCTCCTAGTGATGTATTTGGTATATTAGGTGTAGAAGAAGATGAAAACGGCAACTATCCGGATCCTACAAAAGAAGATTATAGAAACGCTGCCGCCAAAGTCTCAGAAGATCAAATCAATCCTTGGTATGAAGAAGCTGAAGAAGATTTCCGTGATAATTTTTATGGTAGTGCTGATTTAGAAAGCGAATGGCTTGAAAGTGCTGATATTAATACTATGCAGGATGTGGAAAGTAATTACCACATTGTTTGGCCACATTACTTTACTCCAGAAAGAGAAACTGGAGAAGTTAGTATAGATGATGCCGCAGATAGTTTCAGTCGTGCTATTGGTAAGCCAATCAACTCCAGCAATAACTATCATGGCGCACGTCGAGAGCCAGGACACTATGTTGTAGAACCCGATGGTAGTTTAGAGCCAGATGACGATGCAGACGGTGGATTGGAATTTGTTAGCCCTCCTATGCCTGTTAATGAATTAATCGAAGACTTAAAGAAAGTTAAAGCGTGGGCAGACAAAACTGGTTGCTATACAAATGACAGTACAGGTTTACACATTAACGTCAGTGTTCCTAATTGGGATGGCAACATTGCTAATTTAGACTTTGTCAAGCTTGCTATTCTAATGGGCGACGAATACGTATTACAGGAGTTTGGTCGTCAAGGCAATACTTACTGTAAGAGTGCCCTTAAGATGGTTAAAAATCATATCGTACAACGACCAGATGATACAAAAGCATTGTTAGACAAAATGCGCGAACACTTAAACACCAGTGCATCTAAAATAATTCACAGTGGTAGTACATCAAAGTATACAAGTATTAATACTAAAACAGGCTACATCGAATTCCGTAGTCCAGGTGGCGATTGGTTAAACGATAACTTTGACAAGATTGAAAATACACTATATCGTTTTGTTGTTGCTATGGATGCCGCAGTAGACGAAACAAAATACAAACAAGAATACGCAAAGAAACTTTATAAATTATTAACAGGCAATGAAAGCACAGGCACTGACACATTAGCTTATTTTGCTAGATATGCTGCCGGCGAATTACCACAGAGTGCGTTAAAGAGTTTTGTTCGTCAAGCGCAGTTAGAACGTAAAGTACAAAAAGATCCAACAAGTGGACAAAAATATTGGTGGAGTGTGGGTCGTCCAGGATTCGGTGCTAGTGTTCAAGTCGTTGCTACTAGCAAAGAAGAAGCTATACAAAAAGGCAAATCAGAATACCCAGATTGGGCAAACGCTACAAACATGACAGCAAAGCCAATTAAGCCATATGATGAAAGTCCTGTTAAAGCAACAGTAGGTGAACCACAACCAGCCGGCAGTGTAGGACAATCGTCAGAATATGAATTGTATCGCAAAGCCGACGGCAGAACAGTGATAGGAAATTCAGGTCGCCCTATTGTATTTAGAGCAAATAGTCCAGATGATGCTGCCAACAAAATTGCCGGACATTTAGCCGACTTAGGTTTACCCGGAGACCCAACTGATTATGATGTTCGCTCGGTATTGTCAGCACCTATTCCAGGAAGTACATTAGATTTACAGCGCCAACGCAATGACGCTCAACAAGGCCGTGCTCAAACAAGTCCAACTCACCGATGGAAAATAATAGACGGGCTTGGTAGACCATTATATGTATTCTTTGCCGCTAACAATACACGAGCATTTGCCAATGAGTTTGCTGCCTTATGGGCAAGAGAAAATAACTTTGACGGTAACTATCAAGTCGAGCCAGTGGGAGAAAACGAGCCACTGCCAACATTTGGTCGGCACGAAGGTGGCAGATTTACAGGTATATGGAAATTAGTAGACGGAACTGGCAGAGAATTATATCGCCTCAGTGGCGTTGGTAATAATGCAGAAGATGCTTATAGAGCAGCCGTTCCGTGGATAAGAAATAATGGACACGAGCATACAGAAGGCCTTAGAATGGTGCCTGTAATGGTTCCTGTAATGAGTCAAGAATAATATGCGATTACTGGAATTAAAAGAAGCATTTGATCAACCCTACCAACTTCGTTGGGAACAAGGAGACTATGGTGATATTGACGCATACGCTAAATTAGATGATGGTAACTATCTAAGCATTATGTTCAATAAAGGTTATAACCAAGATAAAGAAGAAGCATGGAACGTTGAATTCTTTAGAAACAACAGCCAAGAAGTAACAGGTGAAGGTGATGCTCAACGAGTATTTGCTACAGTATTAAGTGCTATTCAAAAGTTTATTAAGAAATACAAGCCTAATAAAGTAATCTTTTCAGCTAGCAAAGAAGTTGAACAAGGACAGAACGCACAGAGTAGAGCCAGACTATATGACAGCTTAGTTCAGCGTTATGCTAGAGCTTGGGGCTTTAGAGCCTTTCGTGCTGATACAGGCAACAAAGTAATATATGAACTAAGCAGGATAGGAAAATAAAATGAGATTCAACGAAATAATAAGCGAAAATTATCACAGCGATTTGATGAAACAAACTTATGCGAAATTTTTCAGGCCTGCTCCTACTAACACAGTATCAGCAGTAAAGAAGTTTTTATCTGAAATAATAATATCATTAGGAACTGCTCAGGATAATGACTACGATGAAGAAAATCCAGAAGAAATAAGTTGGGGACAAGATCTTTCAGACGTTAGAGAAGCCTATAATAAACTAAACAGTAACGGTTCTCCAAATTGGTTTGATCTCGCAGATGCTGTCTTAAGCTACGATACAGAATTTAGAGAAAGTATGATAGAGTGGGCAGAAGAAGATTTGGGTAGTAAATTAGTTGATTTGCTATTGAACGAAGTATGGGAAGCTAAACATCAGATTTCAAGATCTAGTGGATCATATAATGTAGACACAGGTTCAGGCGTAAAAGAAAGCATCGACGATGGTAGAGCATACATTAAACGTTTGACTCGTAAACGTGTCGACGATTCAACTGAAGTTCGTTATCATGTCATTGATGGCAACGGTGTTACAATCAAAGCCTTCGATGATTTAAACAATGCCAAAGCATACTTAAGATCTAACAGAGATTTGTTAGACAAGATTTAATTGAAATAAATATAATATTATGAAATTATTAGAACTTAAACAAGCCATAACCGAAGGCGGCAAAAGCGGTGGTATTCGCTACAATAGCGAAGTGGGCTTGCTTTATGGCCTAGTAGGTCACGGTAAATTTGACCCTAGGAATCCTGAAAAATCTATTCCTGCAGGAATCTTAATAAATCCCGAACAAACATACAAGGACATTAAAAGCTTGTTAGTACCTAACTTTGATCAAGCTACTTTCGATGCTTGGGCTGGAAAAGGTTCTATGGTACGTGAAAAGGTTGTAGCCAAACAAGGGCCTGCTCCCACTAAACTAGGATGGGCAGGTGGACAAAACATTGCCGCAGGTGTTACTGACATTGAATTTGAAAGCGGTGCCACAGCCGGTATTAGTGTCAAAGCAGAAGGCGGTATTACATTGGCTAACTTAACTCCAGCAGCTCTGGGTATTCTAACAGATCGCGGTGTTGACGTGTTTGCCATGCATGCTGGCACAGAATATCAAGACATGAAAGAAAAGGTATTCACTGATGTACTTAACGCCGCACAAAGTACTCCAGATGTACCTTTGATTCCTATCGATCGTTATGGCATTACCTACGATAGTAAAACTAAAAAGTATATTATCAATTTAAAAGGCGACAAGAATATTTCAATGACTGGCCAAGATATAATGGGTGCTATCACTAAAAACTCACAATGGCAGCGTGTATTCGGCGATTGGTTCCAAGCTAACTGGGCCACTAAAAAAGCTTATGCTACGCCAATGTATTCTAAAATTGCCAAAGTATTTGAAGTTACCATCGAACAAACATTAAACAAAGCTGGCAAGTTAAGCAGTATTCTACGCTTTGGCGACAAGCCTTACTATTACCTAAGTGCCAAAGGATTTTACTATGTTCCAGCACAAGATGAAGTAGCGGATCTTAAGTTAAAAGGTTTAAAGTATGCCCAACCTGACGGCACTAGTCAACGATTTATTGCTGTTATTGGTCGTCCTGACAGCGAAGATAATGCTGAACTAGATATCTATGTACGCTATGCCAATGGCATGTTTGAATCAAATCCTACAGTACGTGTACAAAGCTTAAAGAATCCACAGTTTATCGGCTGGGAATTACTGTAACTTAAATTTAAAATAAATCGAAACAAATTCGATAAATAAACTTATGAAGATCCAAGAACTAACAGAAGACACAGATGGTATGGGCTCAGGTAGTATTTCTACTGTTTCTATGCCATTTATGCGAATGCACCGCAAGAGAAAAACAAGAAGTATGCGTAAGGAATCAGGTGCTGAAATATTACGCAGAATACCATATGCAAATATAGCCGAAGAATTGGCAAGTGCATTGGAAGCTAAATGGATCGAAAAAAGGATTAATAATGGATAAAGCAAAAGCCCGCAAAATGTATGAACTAGCAACTCGTTTAAGTAACGTAAATGCCAGTGAGTTAAACGAACAACAACTTTCTGAACGCAATTCAATGATTGCTCGTTTACAAGAAGAAATGAAAAAAATACGCGAAGCTGCCGTAGCACCAAGCGGCATCGAACAGGCAGGCGGCAATGAAACACCAGGTCAAGGCACACACTACAATATAAACAAGCTTGGCGGTGAGATTGGTGTTGATCCTAGAGTTTTAAGAACTGCTATTCAACGTAGCCTAGTTGGCAATCCAACAAGACAAGATACACTAACTCTTGCTGATGCGTTTTTAAGTATTTTGAAAAATGGCGATGACCAAACAATTCAAAATATTGCTAATATTATCAAATCCGGCAATCCTAAGAAAGATGTTCCACAAGAAAGTACAGCTTCTATTGCAGAACGCAATGCTTTTGTTGATGCTATGCGTCAAGTTAAAAAAGGTGATAAGTTTACAGTAGGTGGTAAAGAATTTACAAAAACAACAGACCACGGTACAAACGATAAAGAAGAAGTAAAAGAAGAAATAAGCACTGAAGCCTACGACAGACTAAGAAAAGTTTTCGACTTCAGCAATTATAAAGGTTAAATCATGAATTTATTTGAACTATTTGAAAGCCCAGTAATTGCTGGAGCAAACAATTTAAAATCTATTGCCAATGCGGCAACTACGGGCTCCGAAGCTATTATTACACTTGGCGGAGAACCAGTTACATTAGAACACCCAGAAGCTAGATTTGTATATGGCTTGTATAAAAAAGCATTACAAAATGGTCGTCAAGAACAATTCATGCAAATGTTATCTGACCCAAGAGCATTTGATCAAATCATGTCTAGTATGCGTAATATGTTGTACAAAGATCGTGGTCCAGAAATGGCGCAAGCAGCGGCTACACGTATTGGACAGCCAGGCGTTCAAGAAGCTGTACCAGTGGCAGAAGCGGCTCCAGAACAAAATGATACATTGGCACACATTGTAAAACGTTTCCCTAAGGAAGTTAAAGACTTTGCCGCAGGTGCTGAACTAAGTGATGAGTTATATCACGCATTATACGATTACTATTTCCTACATGGCGAAATGCCATATGGCACAGCTAAAGGCCGTGATGGTGATCCTTATGAATGGATTCATATGCGTTTTGATCAGGACGTGCATGATTATATTACAGAATCTATTACTGAAAGCAAGAAAAAAATCAGTGAGCGTTATGACGATGAAGATGATGACGACTGGTATGGTTTCAATGATAAGTCACGCAAAACAGGCATGGGTACTACAGTAACCAAAACAAGTGGTGGCATGGTACACAAAGGCAAATACGGCAGCGAATATCAAGGCGATGACGGCGACGAAGATGATTACGATGAGTGGGGCAACAAAAAGCCTGCTGCCAAGGCAGCGGCCAAGGCAGCTAAAGTAGCGGCTAAAGCCACTGCTGTTCCTAGAGCCGCAGGCCGTCCTAGTGCTAGTATTCAAACAACTGATGCTGGCGAAAAGATTACAGATTATAGACTATGGTATCACAAGTCTAAGAGATTACACCCAGAGCGCAAAATTGTAGGTAGCGCAGAAAACGCAGTAGCAGTTATTCCAAGTGGCGATAAATTTGCTGTAGTAGGTTCATGGAATTCTGGTGCTGGTACATTGTCACAAAAAGCAGGCAAAAAAGTATCAGCGGTACAATTACAAGCATATAAGAGCGCAAGAGGTCGTCCATCTAGACGTGCAGAAAGTGCTATGATGCCAAAAGGTCGTCCACGTCCAGTTCGTGAGTTTATCGAACAACTACGTTATGTAGCTGAAGGTTATAAATCTAGAGAAGAGATTAGGTCTGTACTATGAGATTATTTGAATTTGCACAAGAACACAGTTTAACTGAAAGCGATAGTCCAGTAGCTGGTGCTATCACTCGTCGTATTATGATGCAACGTTCAGACTTGTTACAAAAATATGGCCCACAAAAAGTCATGGCCGCAATTGATGATGTTTCTGACTTTGTTGGCGACACAGAAGAAATTGGTAGCAGTGATGTCAGTGGTTGGGTTAGACAAGTTGAACAAACACTAGATGGCATGGGTAGTGACGTAGACGAAGCCGATATGAGTCGCAGAGGATTTTTAAAATTTGGAGCGGCAGCGGCATTAGGTGCCGCTGGGGTTGGTGCTGCCACTAATGCTCAAGCCGGCGCAAATGACACAACGTTTATTAACAAAGTACAACAGCAACATTTTGCAATGATTGAACAGAATCCTCGATATGCTAAAGAACACGCAGACTTAAACATAACCATTGTTAGAGGCATGTCTGGTGCATCTGCTGAAAATAACAAGCAGTGGGCACAAAAAACTGCTCAACTATTACAAAAATATGGCGTCAAAGTAAATGAAGGTGTGTCGGAAGCTGGTAGATACGGCAGTCGTAATCCAGACACCATGAGTGCTACTAACTACGATAGCTATCAACAAGATCAAATGGATCAAGGCAAGCGTGACTTTAAACGTCGAGAAATGCAACACGAATTAGGACATGAAGATGATCCTAACTTTGAACGTAACTTACGTCAACAACAAATTGACAAAGATCGTGGTCCATGGTATATTCGCATAGATGGTAGAATATACAAACAAAAAGGTGTAGCAAAGTCCTTTGATTGGAAACGTGGCGCCAATAACTATGCACTTGCTATGGTTAAAAACAATCCTACATTACAAGGTAAAGTAATGTTATCTAAGAGCGCAGAAGACAAATGAGATTATACGAACTTACTGAATCAATCCAAGACTTAGATTCTCAATTTGATATCATTGAAGAATGGGTAGAACAACTTGCCGAACAGCATGGCGTCGATGCTGATGTAATTTGGGAAGACTTTGAAGATCTAGACGATGATGACTTACTAAAAGAATCTGCCGCTTGGCAAAAGAAGTCAGGTAAGAATAAAAATGGCGGTTTAAATGCCAAAGGTGTTGCCAGCTATCGCAGGGAACATCCTGGTAGTAAATTACAAACTGCTGTGACAACTAAACCTAGTAAACTTAAAAAAGGCAGTAAAGCTGCCAAACGTCGTAAATCATTCTGTGCTAGAATGGGTGGCATGAAAGGCCCTATGAAAAAGGACAACGGCGAGCCAACACGCAAGGCATTGGCATTACGCAAATGGAATTGTTAATATGAAAATACAAGAACTCCTCGAAGCACACGGTAATAGCAAAATCTACGACAAGTGCTGGCCAGGTTTTAGAAAAGTACCAGGCAAGAAACGAAACGAAAAAGGTAGCTGTAAGGAGATTGGCGAGGACTTAGATGCTGGTCAAAAGAAAGCTAAACAAGTTCCTGCAACTGAAATGCCAAAAAAGACTAGTCCAGTGTTAGGCAAAGCACCTAAACAGCATCCTTTCAAAGGTCGTGCTGTTGGTGAGAGTCAATAAATAAAACTATGAGATTAGAAGGTTTTGTAGCCAAGGGCTGGGGCTCGGAAAACATTTGGGCCACCAATGACAAATACTGCGGTAAGCTATTAAAGTTTAACCAAGGTGCTAAATTCAGTATGCATTTTCATGCCGAAAAAGACGAGACATGGTATGTGTTAGATGGACTATTTAAAGTAGTATTCATTGAAACTAAAGATGCCAGTCAACACGATGCTATACTTAAACCAGGTACAACATGGCGCAATAGGCCCATGCAACCTCATCAATTAATTTGTTTAGAAGCCGGTACTATTATTGAAGTTAGTACTCCTGACAGCGTAGAAGACAATTATAGAGTAGCACCCGGAGATAGTCAAAATGCGAGTAATGGTTAATGGTACGTTTGATATCCTGCATCGCGGGCATATCGAAATGTTAAACTACGCAAAGAGTCGTGGTGATTATTTACTAATAGCGATAGACACAGATCGTAGAGTTAAAGAATTAAAAGGCGAAACACGCCCTATTAACAATCAAGAAGATCGCAAGTTTCATTTATTAAATCTTAAAGCAGTCGATGAAGTACAATTCTTTGACAGCAAAGAACAGCTTATAGATATAATGAAATTATACAGCCCTGACGTATATGTTAAAGGCAGTGACTGGAAAAAAGATCGTCCTAGCACAGCAGAGCAATACTGTAAACAAGTAATTTATTATGATAGAGTAGGTGATTACTCTACTACTAACACCATACTTCGTATTAGTTCTCCCATTGAGCAAAAGATAAATAATTAAAAGGAATATATTGTCATGGACGAACTCTCGCAAGCACTTAAAATAGTATTAGCAAATCATTACGCATTTAGCTTAAAAGCACAGAACTTTCACTGGAACGTAGAAGGACCAGACTTCAAGCAATATCATGGATTGTTTGGAGATATCTATGAAGAAGTTTATGGCAGTGTAGATACTATTGCCGAACGAGTTCGCACAATTGGCTTTTATACACCTGGCAGTTTTAGACGTTACTTAGAACTAAGTCAAATAGAAGATCAAGTTGAGATTCCAAATTCTCGTTCAATGATCGAAAAATTATTAGCAGATATTAGCGTAGTACAAACTAGTATTAAAGTTTGCTACGATTTGGCTGAACAAAACAGTAATCACGGACTAAGTAATTTGATGGCTGAAAGACAGGATGCGTTTGCAAAACACGCATGGATGTTGACAGCTACATTAAAAAATAGATAATGCAAAAAACTGAAAAGATAGTAAAAGATTTAGTTAAAGTAACATTAACAGAATCTCAAACCGCCGCATTAGTATCATTCATTGACGATCGCGGCACAACAATATTCAAAAACAGCAACTTACTCAAAGTCATTAACAAAAATGATTTTGATTCTGTACCCGCTGAACTAGCAAAATGGGTAATTGAAAATGGCAGAGTTCGTCCAGAACTTGAAGAGTTACGCCAAAAAGAAATTGCTTTGTTTACCAAATAATCATTGACTTTAAACAACAAGGTGCTATAATAGTTACTTTAAAGGAGTTACTATGGACCCGCGTATGTTCAGTGCCGATGAAAAGGCAAAAATTAAAAAACTGTTTGCTGAAGGCATTCAGGTTATGAGCGAAGTCAATGCGCTCAATGAAGGTCTCAGCGAGACTATCAAAGCTATCGCAGAAGAACTAGACATGAAACCTGGTGTACTTAAAAAAGCTCTGCGTATTGCTTACAAAAACGAATTTGAAAAAGAACAAAATGCTTTCACTGAAGTGGAAGAAGTTCTTGAAGTAGCAGGTCATCGTTGATTAAATTCCTAAAAGAACAAACTTGGCAATTCTATTTTGAATGGTTATGTACAGCTATTCTTATTGTCGGTGTTGCCCTGACCAGTTATAATGTTTATCCTCTAAACATTTGGTTCAGTTGTCTAGGCAATCTAGGCTGGTTTGTTCTTGGTATCCTTTGGCGCAAATGGAGTTTGATTATTGTTCAACTTATAGTTACATTAATCTATGTTGCAGGAATATATAATATACTATGAGTTATGTTGACGCAGTTTATGTAAAAGATAAAGACCTTATCAATGTTGTAGAACGAGTCGATGGCGTTAGGAAGTTTAAAAGCTTTCCAGCACATTATTTGTTTTACTACCAAGACAATAAAGGTCAATACACAGGCATTGATGGTAAGAGACTAAGCAAAGTTGCTGTGTCTAGTAATAAGGCTTTTGAAAAAGAAAAGCGTATTTACGGACACAAACAACTTTATGAAAGTGATGTCAAACCTCTTAATCGTTGTTTAGAATCAAATTATCTCAATGCTGATGCTCCAAAACTTAATAAGGCATTCTTCGATATCGAAGTTGCGTACAATAAAGAAAAAGGCTTTGCTGATCCCAGCGATCCTTTCAATCCTATTACTGCTATCTCTGTACATTGCGGCTGGTTAGACAAACTAATTACAATGGTTATTAAACCAGAAAAGATGTCTCAGGATCAAGCAGAAGCAATCGTTGCCCGTTTTGAAGACACTATTCTTTGTACAGACGAAGTAGATATGTTAGAAACATTTCTAACTCTCATCGACGATGCTGACATTATCAGTGGCTGGAACAGCGAAGGCTATGACGTACCTTATACTGTTAATCGCATTATTAAAATAATGAGCGCAGAGCATACTAAACGATTCTGCTTGTGGGGTCAAAAACCTAAAAAGCGTGAATACGAAAAGTATGGCAAGATCAGCGAAACATATGACTTTGTTGGTCGTGTACACTTAGACTATCTTGATCTATATCGCAAGTATACCTATCATGAACTTCATACATATCGTCTTGACTATGTCGGTGAGATTGAGATTGGTGAAACTAAAGTTCATTACGAAGGCACATTGGATCAACTGTATAACAATGACTTTGAAAAGTTTATTGCTTATAACAGACAAGATACTATGTTGCTTTACAAGATGGATGCCAAACTACAATACATTGACTTAGTTAACGTATTGGCACACGCAAACACAGTTACACTACGCACAACAATGGGCGCAGTGGCTATGACTGACCAAGCGATTATCAACGAAGCTCACAGTCGTGGCTTAATGGTCTTGGATCGTAAGCGTGGTGATGGGATTGAAACACAGGCAGCAGGTGCTTATGTTGCGTATCCCAAAAAAGGCATTCACGATTGGATTGGATCAATGGACTTGAACAGTCTGTATCCCTCTCTAATTCGTGCGCTTAACATGAGTCCAGAGACTATTGTTGGACAGATTAGACAGCAACAAACTAAGCAAGAACTTAAAGATTGGTTAGCTAAGGGCGAAGGCTTTGCTGATTATTGGGATGGTAAATTTGCTATTCATGAATACGAACAAGTTATGGCAAGGAATAAAGCCTATACCATTATTATAGATTGGGAAGATGGCAGAAGCACAGAAATGTCAGCGGCAGAAGCACATGAGTTAATTTATCTAAGTGGCAATCCTTGGATGTTGACTGCTAACGGTACATTGTTTACTTTTGAAAAGCAAGGCGTTATTCCTGGCTTGCTAGCCCGTTGGTACAGCGAGCGCAAAGACTTACAAAAGAAAGCCAAAGAAGCATATGGCACTGATATGTTTGAATATTGGGACAAGCGACAGTTAGTCAAAAAGATTAATTTGAACTCACTGTATGGTGCTTTACTTAACGCAGGTTCTAGGTTCTTCGATATTCGATTAGGACAAAGTACAACACTATGTGGCAGGCAAGTTGCCAAGCATATGGCAGGTCAAGTAAATGAAATGTTCACAGGAGAATATGATCACTTAGGTAAGACTATTATCTATGGTGATACTGACTCTTGTTATTTTAGTGCTTATCCAATTTATAAAGAACAAATTGCTAGAAATGAACTCGAATGGACTCGTGATAAAATTATCGAGTTATACGATACTGTAGCCGATGAAGTTAATGCCACATTCCCTGGCTTTATGAATCACGCATTTAATTGTCCCACTAACTATGGTGAGATTATTAAAGCCGGTCGAGAGGTTGTTGCATCAAAAGGCTTGTTCATTACTAAAAAGCGTTATGCTGTTCTTATCTATGATAAGGAAGGTAAACGCAAAGATATAAACGGAGAGCTTGGCGAGATTAAGGCCATGGGTCTTGACCTTAAGAGATCAGACACTCCCGAGTTCATGCAAAAGTTTCTTGAGCAGATTCTACTAATGGTTCTTAATGGACAGGACAAGCAAGACGTTATTGATGCTATCAATGAGTTTAGAACAAAGTTCAAAGAGCGACCAGGATGGGAGAAAGGTACTCCTAAGCGTGTTAATAACTTAACCAAACATACTGAGAATTTTGAAAAGACTGGCAAGTGCGGAGTTGGACATGCTATGGCGGCTATCAATTGGAACAGATTTAAGAAAGCACACAGTGACCAACGCAGTATGGATATTACTGATGGTATGAAAGTTATTGTTTGTAAACTAAAATCCAATCCAATGGGTATTACAAGTATCGCTTATCCAACAGATGAACTTAGACTACCAGAATGGTTTAAAGAATTATCTTTTGATAATGCGGCCATGGAAGCTACTATTATTGACAATAAAGTGGACAACCTAATTGGAGTTCTTGACTGGGATATCAGTGCTAGTGATCAAAAAACTAGCTTCGATATGTTGTTCGGGTAACTAAATAAAAGACAGGACATGTTTGGTACATGTCCGTCACTTAGCAAAGTATATTTTGGTAATATACAATTTGACTATCTAAACCTAAATATAGTATAATTTACTATACAGGAGAATAATTTGAAAGACACAATTTTTGACATTGTCAGACATACGGCAAGCCTTGGCTTTTTTGACTTGGCTAAAATTACAGGTACAGATTCAGAAACTGAAATTTGGACTTGTGATGAAAAGAAAACCGTTGTACTAGACGCAAAACTAAAATCACCAGAAGCAGGATTAATTGGTGAAGTTGGATTAGGTAACTTAGGTTTCCTAAATGGTATCACAGGCCTTTACAACAAGGAAGGTGCTACAGTAGAAGTTCTTACAGTAGACAAGAATGGCGAAACATTGCCAGACTATTTGCTGTTTAAAGACACAGATGGTAACAACGACAAGTATCGTTTGATGAGCAAAGAGATCATTGACACACAACTGCAACAAAGCAAGTTCAAGGGTGTTAAATGGGACGTTAGCTTTGAACCTAAGAAAAGCAAAGTAAGCGAAATGGCACAAAAAGCCAGTGTTTACTCTTCGTTAGAACCAACGTTTACTGTTAAAACTGAGAACAACGACCTTGTTCTTGTTTTCGGTAGCGATACTGCTGGCAGTCACTTTGGACGTATGACACTTGCCCAAGGCGTTAGTGGTAATATTAAAGAAGGCTATGCTTGGCCTATTGACAAATTCTTGTCAATTCTTAAACTAGGCATGAACGGCGAATGTACAGTACATTTTAGCCAAGTTGCATGTATGATTACTATCGATAGCGGTATCGGTGTGTATAATTACATTTTACCAGGACATACACGATAATGGCAACAAAGAAATTAACCCCAGTGAAGCGCAAGCCTGCTCCTGTCAATGACATTGACATTGAAGAAGAAGTGGCGCCTGCTAAAGCAAAAGCAAAAACTGCTAGTGCGAAAGAACCGGCAGCAGATCCCAGTGCTTTGTATACACGTACAGAAGTTCTTGAAGAACTTAAAAAGCAAACAGAATATCTACACAGAGTAGATTGGAAGTTATGGATGATTATGAACATGGTTCGTATCATTGGTGAAGAAAATGGTTATACATTTAGACTACACCAAGGTCTCAGCGACATGGATAATATCAAGGAGAATGAATAATGAATGACAAACAAGCAGATGCAATGCTAAAGAGTCTTAAAAGAATCGAAAGCTTCCTTGAAGCCATTGACTGGAAACTATGGAATTTCCATCAAAAAGTTCTAGGTGATGGTAATACCACAGAATCGGCAAATGCTACAACCAGTGAAGATGAAGAAACCGAGCAGTTAGCGGCAGTCATTGAATCACCAAAAGCAAAGCCAGCAGAAGAAACCAAAAAAGCTTCAGCTAATGTCGGTTATCCAACTATTGAAAAATGGAATTAAAATGAAGAAAATGATTTGGGTTACCTTCCAAAAAGAAGGCATTCACAAATATCCAGCGGCTCTAACTGATCCGAACTTGGCTACAGGAGATGAATATGATGTTAGCTTTCTCGGCTATCCTCACAGACACATGTTCCATTTTAAAGTAGCCATTGAAGTGTTTCACGATGATCGTGACATTGAATTTATTCAATTTAAACGCTGGTTGGAAAATCTTTATAAAGGTGCTATACTAGCATTAGATTTTAAAAGTTGCGAGATGATCGCAGAAGATTTGTATACACAAATAAATGCTCGCCATCCCGGCAGAGCAGTAACCATAGAAGTAAGTGAGGATGGTGAAAATGGATGCTACATTCAATTTGAACAGAAGTAAGGTGCGAACTATGAATCAATATCATAGCAATGTAAGTCGTGCAATGATTAATATCAATGATATTAAATACGACTTGTTAAAAATTGCCGAACTATATGACGGCATTTTACAAGAAGGCTTGGGTCACTTGCCTGCAGATATGTTCCAAGCATATCTCAGCGACATGCGAGCTGATCGGTGGATTCACAGTTATGAAATCACCGAAGTTATGCTTAAAGAGCATAGCTATACATACGACGTTAGTATTCAAATTACTAATGATCGTACTCCCAAGAAACTAAAGATCCACGTGGGTCTTTATAAGAGTGCTTGGCCTGACTTGGCCACTACTATGAAATATAACGGTAGCGGTTATGTCACTAAGTAAAAAAGCAAGAGTTGATTTACAAGCAAGGAACAAAGATTATGCTGTGTTCCTTCCGAGTATCAGCGGCTTTTACCAAACCTTTATCAGTAAGGAACGGAACAATCCAGGGGTGGATGTTCCTCCTGGACGTATCCCAGTAGAGTTTGAGAATGGCATAGAAGGATTTAACTTTCTTAACAAAGAAGAAGCATACTTCTACTACCCAGACGCACTTTACTCTGCTGGACACGCACAACTTGATATTGCCAAGAGTGACGTTGAAGAATCAATGATTCAAAAACGTGATAAGAAAAATAATTTTATTCTTGGCGACTCGGGTGGATTCCAAATTGGTAAAGGTGTTATTAACTTTGACTGGCAACGCTTCTGGGAGAAGCAAGGCGATGCAGGATATGTTGGTACTGCTGACAAGACCCGTATGGCCATCCTTAACTGGTTAGAACATACTGCTGATTACAGTATGGTGCTTGATATTCCAACTTGGAGTGCCGCACCTATTAACCAAGAACGTACAGGACTTAAAACTTTTAACGACTGCTTACAAGGTACATTGTTTAACAATGATTTCTTTTTAAAGCATCGCAAAGGTCGAACTAAGTTCTTAAACGTTCTACAAGGTGGCAATAATGTTGATGCTGAGATTTGGTATGAAGCTGTTAAGCATTATCCATTTGAAGGCTGGGCGATGGGTGGTAACAACATGAAGGACGTGGACTTGATGTTGCGACGTCTAATCAAACTACGCGATGAAAAGTTGCTCGAGCCAGGTCGTGACGTAATTCACTTCTTGGGTACTAGTAAACTTGAACTTGCTTGTTTGTTAACTGCCGTACAACGTAACATTCGTGAACACGTTAATCCTAACATGAAGATTACATTTGACTGTGCTAGTCCGTTCTTAGCTACTGCTTATGGACAGGTATACACACAACACGTTCATCAGAACAAGCGTTTCAGTTATATTATGGACAAAGCTATCGATGACAGACGTATGGCTGGTAATACAACTCCGTGGCCATGGTCTAGTCCAATTGGCGACAGAATGACTATGGGTGATATCTGTTATTATAAACCAGGCGATTTAAACAAGCTCGGTAAAGAAAGTCGCACAAGCTGGGATAGCTTTAGCTACTTTATGATGATGGGACATAATGTTTTTCAACACATCGAATCAGTACAACGTGCCAACGCATTGTTAGATGCTGCCTGTGTTTTACATAAACCAGATCCTAGTAAGTTTAGCAAAGCCAAAGGTGTTAGTGCAGAGTTAAGCAATTGGGTTCCTCGTTCAGTAATATATGGCGTCGAACTTATCAATCGTGTGTTTACTAGTGAAACTCCATACAGTGAATTAGATAATGCTCAGGCATTGTTAGCAGAACTTAATGGCAAGAAAACTCTTAAGACCACTGCTGTCAGTCATGGTATGTTGTTCGAAGACATCGACAAGGGCAATGACAATGACGCAGAAGCTGCAGAAGCTTGGGATGAAGATCAAGCTGATGAAATTCTCTCAGAGGCATTAAATGGCTAAAGCACTTATAATTGGCTTAGGTTTTGGACAGGCTGTTTATAAGCCTGTGCTAACTGAACTTGGTTATGAGGTTATCACTGTTGACATGGATACATCTAAAGGCGCCGATTTTTCAAGTGTCGAAGATGCTATCCGTGTTCACAGTAAATTTGATACTGTAAATATTTGTACACCAAACTTTACACACATTGAACTAGCAAGAAAAGTTGCTAACCACACTAAGATAGTTTTTGTTGAAAAGCCCGGAGTCGTTAACAGTGAAGCATGGCGGTGGCTCTGTGTTGATTATCCTGAGACTCGTTTTATGATGGTTAAAAATAATCAATACAGAGATTCAATTAAACAATTTAAAGAGCTAGCTGACAAAAGCACTACAGTTAAAGTTATTTGGAATAATAAGAATCGTATTCCAAATCCTGGCAGTTGGTTTACTACTAAAGATTTGGCATTCGGCGGAGTTAGTCGTGATTTGATTCCACACATGTTGAGTTACTATGTAGCATTGACAGACTACACAAAAGGCACTAAACTATACAGTAACGCAATACAACGACATGAACTCAAGAATATTATTGATACTGATTACGGCAGGGTTGATCATAATGGCACTTACAATGTCGACGACTTTTGTGAATTCGAATTCAGTAATAGTGGTACCAAGTGGATACTAAGTGCTAATTGGAAAGACGATAAAGCAGACGATGTTTACATTAGCTTTGATGACAACAAGTTTCCATTGGGTCTATGCCCAGAAGATGCTTATAAAGCAATGATAGAAAACGCAGTTCTTAACCTAAATAATAATGAGTTCTGGCAAGAACAACTTGCACAGGATATATGGATACACAAACAAATAGAAAATTTATGACAAGAATACTACAAACAACTGGTACGGGTAATTTTATAGAAACTACTTGGGATAATCCAGATTGTGGTGACCACGAGATTACTGTGCAAAATATCATGACAGGAGTTTGTCGCAGTGATATCGATATGATGAATGGAGACTTTGGTCCTTTGCCTATTAATATGCAAGGACACGAAGGTTTAGGTCGAGTAATTAAAGTTGGTAAAAACATTGGCACAACACAAGTAGGAGATATTGTAGCTACTCGTGGCGAACCTGCTTACGCAGATGTATACAATGTTAGAGTCAATGAATATGTCGTTGTACCCGAAGCACATCCTAGATATATTTTAGAACCAGTGGCTTGTGGAATTAATGTAGTACAACAACCTATTAGAGAAATGGCTGAAAGGGCTAGTGAAGGTAAGAGACTATTAATACTTGGCAGTGGTTTTCTTGCTTGGGTTGCTTATAATACTATCTTGCTTAATCACTTAGAGTTTGATATTACAGTAGTAGGTAATAGCAACAAAGAACTTTGGGGTGATGTCTTAGATCAAGACTATGAAGGTACATTTGATGTAGTCATTGACTTGAGCAGTAAGACAGATGTTTTTGAGAAACCTATTCTAAATAATGAAGCACTAGTAGTATTTGGAAGTCAAAAACAAGTTAGTACAGACTTCTCCAATTTACTTTGGAAAGCCTGTACTATGATATTCCCAAGTCCACGAACAGATAGATTTTATCATTGTATGGAAGACGCCGCTATGTGGATTAAAAGTGGCGACATTAATGTTGACAGTTTCTGGACTAAAGGTTATAATAGAGATTCAGAATGGCAACAAGCATTTGCTGACGGCCTTAACCGCCCTGCAGGTTATAGCAGAGGTTATATATATTGGAATAATAATGGCAATTGACACAGTAGGCCGAAAGGCAGCAACTTATTTTATCGGCATAGAAGTAGAACGTACTACTATGTATGGTGAACGCACTCTATTTGTAGTAGGTGTTCAACCCGTTGATAAAATTGTAAGTATCATCAACGAACAAAATTCTTATAATGATACTAGCAAACATATCAGACATATCTATCTAGGGACTAGTCAAAGTTTTACTCCCAAAGACTATGATGATTGGAAAGCTTGGGATAAAATGATTGTAGAGTTATTAGATGCTGGTTATTGGGTTACACTTGACTTTGGTGTAGAATATGCTGATACATTCAACGAAGAAGGTTGGTGTGAGTATAATACATTCATTCCAATGATCAGTGTAAAACTTCCACACCTCAAACTTTACAATTACAATGCTACACTAAAGATTGATGACACAACTTGGGGGCATAGCAATCCTGGAGTATGGTGCCATAGTCTACACGACTTGATGGATAGAAAAGTTTATACTGATTGGAAAGAGTATGTTGGCGACGAAGAAGTCGACGAATAAGTCTTTTTGTCTAATAACATAACATTATTCATATTTTTATCATGCCATTCTAGTAAATCCTTACGGAAGTCACTGTTAGATATTTTAAACATATCTTCTAGATAGCCTTTGTCAAGTAATTTACTGTAATAGATTCTATTTGTATTTGCTGTTGTTTCTTCCATAAAATCTTTTCGATTTTCATAACTGTCATCTAAGTCCGATGAATATTGTAAGTATAATTCGTCAGCAGGTACAGACAATAGCTTTTCAAAATTTTCAAAATCAGAAAATACATGATCGATAAACATACAAGCGATGTATATTTCTTCTATTTCATTAATGCCTTTATTATTTGCCCAAGTGGCAAATTTATCTAGTATATCTAATTTGTCGCTGAGCTTCCAAAAATTAATTTTATAATTATCTATTATCTTATCAATGGTCCATTTATTTTTAAACACTTTTAAGTATCTTAATTTGTTTACGTAATCAAAGCTGTCTTTATTGTCTATGTACATAGACCATGTGTTTTCTTTGTTAAAATAAGAATTAGAAGTTAAATGTAATTTACATAAGTTTGCCTTGTTGGGAATTAATATCGAGTTTGTCGAGTCTATCATCGATAACACTAAGTTTAAATCTCCGTTGGCAATCCTGCTTAATTCGGTGAATATTAAATCTTTTATATCTCTTAGGTTTCCGTTATGAAGCCTTGAAAAATAAATTACAGATAAAAAATGATTCATCTGTAATATTGTTCTGTTTGTCGATTCTACCGTCGATGATGTATTCTTAGTATTATAAATTTCAGAGTATTGTCTGATTTTAGATATTAAAAACTCGCCGCCTGATCCTCCTTGATAAGCAAGGTAATGTAAAGTATATTGATCAAATATATCAGTGATACATTGTCTAACTGCTTGTTCTGTAATCATAAGATAAACTGATCTGTATTAAATCCATGCGATTTAATTAACGCAATGTTTTTTTCATGCCAAGCAATTAACTCATCGTGAAAAGCAGGATCTGTTATGTTAAACATGCTTTCCAAATAATCTTTTTCGAATATCTTAGTATAATTAATAATGTTCATACGGTCTGTTAGTAAAGTCTGTGTTTGAGTTATAAACTCTGGATGGTAAACTTGACACCACGGTACATCTATATTGTTGTTAATCTTGTTGGCAAAGAAATCGTATATATCTTTTAAAGACATAGCAAATACGTCTTTATAACCGCCTATTTCTTCCATATACTCGATACATTGTATATGACCGAAATAAATTTCGCTGTGATTATTTTGTAACATCCAGTCTAACGCATCGTCATATCTTTTTCTATCAGTGCCGCGTTTGATTGTATATTCATCGAAATACATTGACGCAAGTTCATGGTTTATTTTATAGCCGCCTGCCTTTATTACGCACATCAACGAAGTATATTCTAGCCATAATAAACTATCTGGTATGATTGCAAATGTATTTTGTTTATTAAAATAGTCATTGAACGAATAATGTATTCTCAATAAGTACTTTTTATCTTTGATAAACTCTTCTGCGATAGCCAATTCTTTATCCAAATCTAATCTTAATATTTTGGAATCTCGAATTATTCCTGAACAAAGGTTTGTTATGTCTCCATCTAATGCAGGCACACTAGCCATCATCTTAAAAAATTTAGGCAGTTCAATTAATGTTCTATTATCACTATTAACAGTTGTAATATTTGTTAAGCTTTCATAAATAGGAGAATATTTACTAATAAGCAAAGCAAAAAACTCGCCTCCGGAGCCTCCGGGAAACTGTAACCAGTCCTGTGTTTTTGCTAGCTCTAATATGCGTTCGATGTTTTTGGATTCGTTCATAATGGTAAAGTATTTATTGACAATCATCTTATAAGGTCTTACAATATAACTATGAAAATTTATTTAATTGATTTAGAATCAGTGAGCACACGCTACACTGGACAGTGGAAAGATCATGTTCCACAATTACTTAGAAAGGCAGGACACAATGTTCAAATTATTTCTGGCCCTGAAGATATTCCTAATGCCACTACTCCTGGTGCTTTTCTTAATTTTGGCGGTACTAACATATATAAGTCAGCTCAAGTTGAACAGATGGGCCGTTTATTTTGTGACGGAGCCGTTTCTCCCGGCGATCACTTTATCTTTACTGATGCTTGGCACCCTGGTATCATAAACTTAAAGTACATGAGTGAACTACTAGGTATTCCTGTAGTTACACACGGCTTATGGCACGCCGGTAGCTATGACCCACAAGACTTTCTCGGACGTTTAGTAGGAGATGCTCCTTGGGTTAGACACGCAGAGAAAAGTTACTTCCATGCCTTCGATCATAACTACTTTGCTACAGACTTTCATATTAACATGTTCTCTGATAACTTATTCCATGACGAGACAGTGGAATTAGAAGACAACAAAGTTATACGCACTGGCTGGCCCATGGAGTATATGGACGAGACTCTAAAGCCATTTAAGAATTTAAACAAACAAGATCTTATTTTGTTCCCGCATCGTATTGCTCCTGAAAAACAAGTTGAAATCTTCCGCGACTTGGCAACTCACTTGCCACAATATAAGTTTGTTGTTTGTCAAGATGAACAGTTAACTAAGAAACAGTATCACACATTGTTAGGTCAAGCTAAGATGGTATTTAGTTGTAGCCTACAAGAAACACTGGGCATTGGCTGTTATGAAGGTGCAGTTGTAGATGCTATACCCATGGTGCCAGATAGATTAAGCTATAGTGAAATGTATTTTGATGTATTTAAATACAAAAGCGAATGGACAGAATCATGGGACGCTTACAATGTTTATCGTCCAGACTTGTGCCGAGCCATTATGACGCACATGGATTATTATCATACTCGCTTACGCCAACTTAAAGAACAAGCGGCCAGTTTAACTATGAATTTCTTTAGTGCGAAAGATTTATTAAATAATCTAAAATGATTATTATATATTTCTTGTTATGGACCTTTGTATTATACTGGGTACATCGTATAGCGCATAAAACTCCATATGTTAAAGAATGGCATTGGGATCATCATAGCTATATAGTTAGACATGGTTCGCCTGGATGGCATTGGAATAATTTATTTTTGTTCAATGATACGTGGATCAGTACATTGGATTTATATGTAACCGAAGTCATTCCTACTTTGTTGTTTAGTTTAATTACAGGGCAATGGTGGATCAGTGTATTCTATTATGTATGGGCGGCTTTCTTTCAAGAAAGATTTGAACATAACAAAAATGTTAATATTCCATTAGCTAGTACAGGAAAATGGCATCTAATACATCATAGACACCCAACTAAAAATTACGGGTTATTTTTTCCTATATGGGATATCGTATTCAAAACATATAAACATGTGGACCAGTGAAAACAATTGGTATAAGTGGTTTTATGATGCTGACTTATTCGGCAGTCAAAGTATTGGTAAAAAATTTACTACCAGTTTTTCTTGCGGGTATGATAACAAACCTTTATCATTTAAAGAAGAACTTATAAATGCCGCAAAGAGTGTAATGGATCATTACACTGATAAACCCAGCATATTATTTAGCGGCGGTCTAGACAGCGACATTATGCTTAGATCTTTTTTGGCTGCAGGTGCCAAACCAAATATCTATATCTATAGATATGAAAAGGATTATAACATATATGATGTAAGCTATGCTGTAACTATATGTTCAATGTTAGGTGTTGACTATAAAATCATTGATTTTAATTTAGAAAAGTTCTTTTCTGCAGATGCCGAAAGGTTAGCAGAGCTAGCACAAATTGATAGACCCAGGGCATTACCTTATTGTAGTTTTTTAGAACAAACAGATGGATTACCAATATTAGGTGCCAGTGACCTTTCTATACATAGAATAAATGACGACTATACAACAAAAGGATCGTGGGCTGTAAGATGCTGGGAACATGACGTAGCATGGAGTAAGTTTATTAAAACAATTAACAAGCCCGCAGTTGGTGAATGGTTTAAATGGACACCTGGTTTGGTAATGTCATATACAAAAACAAAATGGTGTCAACAATTAGTCAGTGATAAGTTTAAAGGTAAGCTTGGAGTAAATTCTACAAAGATAGAAGGATACAGAGAAGCATATCCGGATCTTATTGATCGCAAAAAACAAACTGGATTTGAATACACAGATCATATGGTCTTAGAATTTGAAGAATTCTTAAAACAAAAGAACGATGGTTTAATCTATCGACAATTCTTTGACAGGCCTTTTGAAAATTTAGAAACGGAAATACAACTATGATTAAAATACAAAGTTATGGATCTACTCCTGGATGGTATCAAATAGATACTAGTTATAATCAACCAAGTATTACAGGTGCAGTTCAATGGAATGGCGCCACTAAATGCTTTGAAGTTAGCACAGGCAGTACTTGGCAACGAATAGATAATACTGTTCAAATTCAAAACAGCGGTACCTATGATATAAATGTTATCGGGAATTGGGTAATGAAAAAGATGCAAGAGGAAGAAGAACTTAAGAACTTGCGTAGTAAATACCCAGCACTAGATGAAGCGTATAATCACTTAGAAATGATTAAAGCATTAGTTACAGCAGGACCAGAAACAAATGATATTCAACAAAGTTAAAGATTTAAAAGCCAAAGGACTAAAGATAGGGATTACCTTTAGTACATTCGACTTACTACATGCCGGGCATATTGCTATGCTAGCAGAAGCAAAGAATCATTGTGATTACTTAATTGCTGGCCTGCAAACAGATCCTACTATTGATAGACCAGAAAGTAAGAACCCGCCAGTACAAAGTATTGTTGAACGACAAATACAATTGGCAGCTACTCGCTATGTCGATGAAACTGTAGTATACCAAACTGAAAAAGATCTTGAAGATATTCTACTTACATTACCCATTGATGTTCGTATTCTTGGCGTTGAATATGAACACAAGGATTTTACAGGCAGAGATATTTGTTATGACCGAGGCATTGAGTTAGTATTCAACCAACGTGATCATAGCTTTAGTTCTAGCAATCTACGCAAACGTGTGGCTCACGCAGAAATGATCAAGGAAATAAAATGAAAACAAAAGTAGCAATCATAGGAATGGGTTTTGTCGGCGGTGCTATACATAGTTCTTTTATCAATAACTCTGATGTAGAACTATTGGCCATAGACCCAGCTAAAGGTTGGATGGCAACATATAATGACATAATAAACTACGACGCGGTATTTGTCTGTGTACCAAGTCCGCAACGTAATGATGGAAGCTGTGATACTAGTATATTAGTTGATGTTCTAAAGCAATTAGAAATGGTACGCTTTAAAGGTGTTATCATTAGTAAAGTAACTGCTATACCCAGTGTATATATAGGATTGCAATGCTCATATACCAACTTAGTACATGCTCCAGAATTCTTAACTGCGGCAAATGCTGTCAATGATTATGTTAATGGAAGTTTTGCTATCATTGGTGGTTCAACTATGGCATATAGAAATGAAGCAGAACGAATCATTCGCATGAGCCAACCAAATCTAAATTCCGTGACACATTGTAGTATTGGCGAAGCTAGTTTTGCCAAATATACTATAAACAGTTTTCTAGCTACCAAAGTTATTTTTATGAACGAAATGGCCAAACTAGCAGAAGATAACCAATGTAATTGGGATAACATTAAACAAGCAGTTAGTCAAGATAAACGACTTGGTAATAGTCATATGCAAGTTCCAGGTCCAGATGGCGATTATGGTTTTGGTGGTATGTGCTTTCCAAAAGACACCAATGCTATGTTGAAATTTGCAGAATGGTGCGAACAAGACCTAAGTGTTTTGGCAACCGCAGTCGCAAAGAATAATAAAATTCGCTTGACTTAACCTAAATACTACTGTATACTAATACAATATGGCAACTACCTCTGCCTTAACATAGGAAAATAAAATGACAGACAAAAAAGAAACAGGCCTGGACGCAATGGCAGGTGATGGCGGATATCAAGAAGAAAAATACTTAGGTAACTATCTTCGCGCAAAAATGAGACGTGACAATAAACGTTTCTGGGCAGGTGATAACATCAGCGAATATGTTAACGACCATAACAAAGAACAACTAATTGACGAAGCCACAGAAGCTTTTGAATTAGTATTGGATCGTTTGCTTATTGACAGGGAAACAGACCCTAATAGTAAAGGTACTGCAAGACGACTTGCCAAAATGTACTTTAATGAAATTATGGCAGGTAGATATGAACCAGGACCAGACGCAACGGCATTTCCAAACGACACGCAAGATCGTTATGAAGGCATGCTTGTTGTTCGCAGTGAGCTTCGCAGTATGTGTAGCCATCATCACCAACCCGTTAGTGGCGTTGCTTATATTGGTATTATTGCCGCTGAGAAACTCATCGGACTTTCAAAGTACACAAGAATCGCCCAGTGGTGCGCCCGAAGAGGTACTCTCCAGGAGGAACTTGCTAATGACATTGCTAGGGAAATCGAAAAAGCTACAGGAGCCAAGAGCTTAGGTGTTTATATTCAAGCAGTACATGGATGCTGTGAGAATCGTGGTATTATGGCACACTCTAGTTTAACACAGACTACAGTATTAAAAGGATCATTTAAAACTGATCCAGGTGCAAAGAAAGAGTTTTTTGATAATATCAAACTACAACAAGACTGGGCATCAAAATGAAAGACCCTGTAATAGTATCTAAAGTCGATGCTCTTAAAGATCTTGTAGCTAAAGTAAATGATATTATGTTAGAGCTACAAAATCTAAATGTAGAAGTTAGAATTGCCTATGTAGCAAAAAACGATCCTAACTATTCTACAAGAGACAACACAATAAACCAAAGTATCAATCTTTGGAAAGTAGAAGAGCATAATGGCTACCTCTAATCCAAATACTGCACAAAATGCTAACCCCGCTTCATTGCCAGGTTACGGTGCTGTACCAAATGTTCCCGGATTAACTCCTTATGGTAAAGCAATTATGGCAGCTGGTGCCCAAGGAGCCAATGGGCAGGTTCTAACTGCCAATGGTATGAATGGTACTAGTTGGATGAGTCAGGGTATTAACACACAGCCAAGTGCTATTCAAATTGGCACTCCTGAACCCACTATTACATTTCACCACAATGGTGATATAACAACTAAAGCAGGAACTATTACCGCAGAAGATTGGGTATCTGTTATTAAAGTTATGAAACAGTTAATCATGGATATGAGCAAAGATCAGGAATTAGCATCTAAATATCCGTATATACAAGATGCGGCACATACTTGGATGATGAACAAACTCAAAGGAGAATGATAATGTCTAACGTATATTTAATTAAACCATTGGAAAAGAAAAGCATTGTTTACCACGTAGAAATGTTTCGCAACAACGATGATGGCTCTGTCAGTTGGTTTAACATCGACGAAACATATCGCTGGGGGCAAGGCTTCATTGAAGAAGACATGGATTGTAATCTTCCATGGGAAGATGATCGAATAGCATACACTAAAGCAGATGTAGGTTGGGGCTGTGAGTTTGATGACAGCGTTAGTATTGAATTTGAATTCAGTGACGACTTATCTGAAGAAGAACAACAAACTATTAAAGACGCATACTATGAAGGTGGTGCGGGCTGGCTTTATGATGGTGAGCACAATTGGCTAGAAGAAGACTGTGTTGTTCTTGTATATGGACCATTTCAAGTAAGCTTGTGCGACGAGCTTACTGGCGAAGTAATTGAAGAAAACGTTAAACTAAAATCACGCCCCGATCCTAATACATCATGGCCGTTTAGTACAACATTCCCCAAAGACAGCGAACAAGGAGGCTGATATGGCAACAAAAAAGAAAAAAGATAGCATTACACTAGAAATGCCAGGTACTATTGGTAGTGCTAAAATTATATTACCAGAAACTACGGTAGTTAAAGGTAGTCATCTTACTATTACGTATGATGCTAATAATTATCCAATTAAATTGGAATGGGACGATGAAGCTTTGATGGCGGATGTAAGAAATGCTATACTAAAAGCAGAAAGTAATATTCCCGCTGATATGAAACCAAATGTAAAAGCAAAAGTTCTTACTCAAAAGAAAAAGAAAGAAGCCGCAATGATTACGGCATCAAAGAAAAGCAAAACAAAGTAACATGCTATCACAGATGAAATTATTTTTAAACTTTTGGGAATTCAAGCAACTAGAATATTGGTTGTCTGATAACTACCCTGAACTTAAAATTAGATCATTGTATGACAAATATACATCTCCAGATGAAGAAGATTGGTATGCTATAGAAGGTAACATTGACATTGACACTGAGTGCCTTATTAAGTTAAAATATGGCAACAAAGTAACAGTATCTAACGCAGGAATAAGACATGGATAAAATTAAAGTAAGTGAAATCTTTTATAGCGCACAAGGCGAAGGTCGCTTTATTGGCGTACCTTCAGTATTTTTTAGAACATTTGGTTGTAACTTCAAATGCCCGGGCTTTGGCCTAGAGCGAGGCTTGAAAACTACAGAGCCAGATGACATTGCTCAAGTTGTTAATCTATATCCAACTTTTATGGATTTGCCATTGGCACAAACAGGCTGTGACAGTTATGCGTCATGGCATCCTGCATTTAAACACCTAAGTCCGTATTACAGTATCGACGAAGCTATTGATAAGATGCTCGAGTTAACCCCCAATCATGCTTGGAAACAAGACAATGGCAACGACGTTCATCTTGTTATTACTGGCGGTGAACCTTTGCTGGGTTGGCAACAACTGTATCCAGATTTGCTAAGTGAAAACAAGATGCGCGATCTCGAAAACTTAACTTTCGAGACAAACGGCACTCAACACTTGCATGAGGATTTTAAAAGATTCTTAATGAACGACTATCATCTACGCAAAGATCAAATTACATTTAGCGTTAGTCCTAAGCTAAGTGCCAGTGGCGAACTGTGGAAGGATGCTATCTGTCCCGAAGTAGTTGTAGAATATCAAACACGTGGTTTTACTTATTTGAAGTTTGTAGTTGATACTCTAGAAGACTTTAAAGAAGTAGATGCCGCTACTGCAGAGTATCGTGAAGCAGGCTTCAAAGGCCCAGTATTTGTTATGCCTGTAGGCGGTACAGATGCGGCTTACTTTGCTAACAGTAAACACATTGCTGACATTGCCTTAGAAAAAGGTTATCGTTATAGTCCTAGACTACACGTTGACATCTGGAGTAATGGATGGGGCAAGTAATGAAAGCACAAACACCTGCGGCAGGTATAATGTTTGACGCAGATTACGGTAAAAGCAAAGCGTATACCATTGCCTGCGATTGTCATGACGGAGATCACCAAGTTCATATGTGGATTGAACTAAATGGTGATAAAGATACGCAAGACATTGAAATGACTTTTTATGTAAATACTACCACGCCATTGTGGAAACCAGGCTTTAGTCGTATTAAAGCCGCTTGGGATATTTTAATACATGGTTATAGAGAAGATCAACATTCACTGATCTTAGGCAAACAAGCGGCATTGAATGTCGCTAATACTATTACAACTGTAATAGAAGAATTACAAGGAAAAGAATGAGTTATTTGTTTACTAGCGAAAGCGTGTCAGAAGGACACCCAGATAAAATTGCTGATGCTATCAGTGATGCTGTTTTAGACTTAGTTATGTCGCAACAAAATCCAGCACTTCGTTGTGCCTGTGAAACATTAGTTACTACCAATCGTGTTGTAGTAGCTGGAGAATACAAAGGCATTTTACATAACGAAGAAGTCGAAGTTGCTATTCGTAAAGTCATTAAAGATGTCGGCTATGAACAAAGCGGATTTGATTGGCGCACAGTTGAAATTACTAACTTGCTACATGGACAAAGTGCCGACATTGCACTAGGCACAGATAACTTTGGTGCCGGCGACCAAGGCCTAATGTTTGGTTATGCTTGTAATGAAACTTCTACATATATGCCTAGCGCAATTTATTGGAGTCATCGTATTGTTGAAGGACTAACTGAAGCACGTAAGAATGGTTTGCTGAAATTCTTAGGCCCAGATGCCAAGAGTCAAGTTACATTTGAATACAACGATGACGGTACTCCTAAACGTGTTGCTAAAGTGGTTTGTAGTACACAACATAGCGAAGATACAGACATCGAATCTGTTCGTAAAATAGTAGGCGGCTTTATTAGAAATATATTGCCCGGGAAATACTTAGATGACAACACTAAATTTTTTATCAATCCTACTGGTCGTTTTGTCATTGGCGGTCCTGATGGTGACACTGGACTCACCGGAAGAAAAATCATTGTTGATACTTATGGTGGTTATAGTCCCCATGGTGGTGGTGCGTTTAGTGGTAAAGATCCTACGAAAGTTGATAGGTCTGCCGCGTACATGATGCGTTACATTGCTAAGAACATCGTAGCAAGTGGGCAAGCGCCATGGGCTACTTGTCAAATTAGTTATGCTATTGGTCTAGAACAACCAATGAGTTTTTATATCGAAACTGCCGATACTAAACAGAGTAGAGATTTAACCAAGTGGGTACAAGATAATGTCGACTTGACACCAAAAGGCATCATTGATCGTTTCAACTTGTTCCGTCCCATTTATAGCTTGACAACAAATTACGGACATTTTGGTAAATCATATTTGCCATGGGAAGAAGTGGATTTATTCTAATGCTAAACAAACTAAAAAATCTATTTGCCAAAAAAGAAGAACCAGGCAAGAATTGGAAAGAAAGTAAGGAACCTCAAGTTCGTGTAGTCAACACGGACTTTGACGAAAACAATCCTCGACAAGGCTTTATGGAGTTGGAATGGAACCCTGCTTTTATTACATTCCTTAAAGAACACAATTATCAAGGTAATAATGAAGAAGAAATCGTCGACAAATGGTTTACCGATTTGTGTAAAAATATTGGGCAACAAATGGACGAAGAATCCAAATTTGTAGCAGATGCTGACATTTTACCAAAAAAGCGTAAAAAAGTTGACAAGAAGTCTTAATTAAGGTACAATAGCATGTCTTCTAAAAATTTAACTTTTAAGGTTAATTGGGTTGGCGACGACCATATTGTTGTTGGACTCAAAAAACAAGAAGAAGATAATTGGAACGAGTTCTTAATGACAGCTAGAGAATACGCAGAGTTTATGAGTCTTATGCAAGAGTTTAATCTAGCTTTCAAAGAACAACTTGATCAGAAAATTATTGAATCTTATTTTAATGAATAAAACTTACTTACTCGTAGATGCCGCTAATATGTTCTTCAGAGCACGACATGTTGTGCGTGGAGAAGATGCTGAAACAAAAGCTGGTATGGCTTACCATATTATGTTTAACAGTATTAACAAAGTATGGCGTGATTTTAAAGGCAGTCACGTCGTTATTTGTTTAGAAGGTCGAAGCTGGCGCAAAGATGTCTACGAAGGCTATAAACGTAACCGCAGTGATGCTCGTGCTGCATTGAGTCCAAAAGAACAAGAAGAAGACCAAATGTTTTGGAAAGCCTTTGATGAACTCAAAGAGTTCTTTGAAGCTAAAAGTAACTGTACCGTACTTAGACATGAACGTTGCGAAGCTGATGACTTCATTGCTCGTTGGACACAAGTACATCCAGACGATACTCATATTATTGTAAGCAGTGACAGCGACTTTTATCAATTGCTGGCACCGAATGTTAAACAGTTCAATGGCATTACTAAACAATTAATTACAGTTGACGGTATTTTTGATGAAAAGGGCAAGCGAGTTAAGGATAAGAAAACTAAAGAAGATCTTGCCCCTCCTGATCCACAATGGTTGTTGTTCGAGAAATGTATGCGAGGCGATACATCCGACAATGTCTTCTCTGCTTATCCAGGTGTACGTGAAAAAGGTACAAAGAATAAAGTTGGTCTTCGCGAAGCTTTCGCTGACAGAGATACCAAGGGCTATAATTGGAACAATCTCATGCTTCAGCGTTGGGTTGACCACGAAGGTGTCGAGCACAGAGTTCGTGACAAGTACTTGTTCAATAAACAACTAATTGACTTGACAGAACAGCCAGAAGATATTAAACTAGCGTTAGATGAAACAATTGCCACTGTAGCAGGAAAGGCTCCTGTTAAACAAGTAGGAATGCATTTTGTTAAATTTTGCGGTAAATGGAACCTTGTCAATATCGCAGACAGAATGGCGGAACATGGCGAGTATCTCGGAGCAACATATAAATGATTTTGGCTAAAAGTATTATTAAAGATAAGTTTTGGATTCTAGAGGAAAATGCCAAGCGTGTTGGCATGATGAACTTTAAGGATGACAATTATACTATCAATCTTAAACGTAAAGATTTCGTAGCACATGATGCTAATGATCTTAAAAACTTAGGTATTGAATTTGTTGTTCGTGATTTAACACAGGGCGGCAACATTGAAGTAATGGGCTTTCCCACTGACCAAGAAGAAGTTTTTAACGTCAAAGAAATCGAAGGATTTCCTACATTTACTAAGAAGGCCGCTAGTAAAAGTACTCATGTAGCTGGTTGGTATGGTTTAAAGTTTAAAAATGGCTGGGTAGCTAGCTTGTGTCCTCGTTTTAGCACTATTAAAACTAACATATTTGTAGGTCCTTATAAGACTAAAATGGATCTTAAAGTAGTTTTGGGACAACAAAAGGAAGCAGTTTTGGAAGATTAAGTTAGCATTTAATGTGTTTTTCTGATAAATAAAAGTAGGAGAAACACAAATGGCTAGACCGAAACCTACTATACTTTTAACATATACAGACCCCAGCAGTTACAAAAGCGAAGAGATTCTAGAAGCCGAAGCCATCTATGCTGTTTTTTATCAAGGTAAACCTTTTAATCTTAGAACACACTTAAACAGTTTACAAGATTATCCAGGACCAAAATACAAAAAAGTAAGTTTCAGTAATTCAGGACATGCATTTAATTTAATGGAAAAGATGAATAAACTTTTTAAATGTAATGATTTTACTGTAGTAGAACTTATACAAGGTACACAGGTCAATGAATATGACCTTATCAAAAGAGCAGATAAGTAAACTGGTTTTAAACGAGATACAAAAATCCGTTGATAAACCATTAGACTTTTTTCAAATTTTTAAAAATAGCAAGGGTACAAGATTTACTGGCTTAGGTTTCGACCTAGCCAGTTTTTTATGGGAAACTTATACTGTTAAGATTCCGCAGGATTATAAGATTCTAAATAAAACTCTACTAATGTTAGATAGTAGGATGGAATGGCCCTACTATCTAAGTAAGAAAAAGCTTATACTGTTTAGTGAACTAGACGCCTTTGAATTTACGCTATACGCAGGAGATATAAATCTTTGGGCGAATAAAGAGTAAATTAAATAATTTCAAATTCTACGGTTGAACTGTGATTATTAGCATCATTATATGCGTTACGAACTGTTTGCATTAGTTCCATATTTTTTGCAAGAGCGCGGGCATCTAAATCAGTTTTAAACTGATCTTTGCCGGTGCTTGACACATAAAGAAAAGTAGTTGTCAATGTTAATCCATCTGGACTTTCCACTCTATTAAATCCAATTAGTGCATTTTCTTGATCTACACCAAGCGTTGGGTCGCTTGTAGGAAGAGCATCCCTAGCTTCGACTGCAAGTTTTTCGTACTCTTGACCCAATGGCGTATTAATAAAGAATGGTACGTCTGTATTTGGTCTAACTGTAGTGAATGTTTGTTTATACACGATTATCTCCTAGAATTCGTTTACTTTATTTATCTTTAAATTTATTTCTTAGCATTTTCGATGATGTTTTCGTAGCGAGTTAATAAGCTATCAAATATTGCTGTACTTCTTGAATAAAATTCATCATGGGAAACCTTGTTAAATTGCGGGGGGATCATCCCGCTTAGTTTCATAAAAGCATCTGCACCCATACGTTCTGCGGCTAAAGTAAGTATAGCGCGAAGTTTTGTACGCTTATAATCATCCATAGATTTATTGGCAACAACGATGTTAAAAACCGTAGGGGCATTGATTCCTTGTTCTTTAAGTGTTTTAACTTCGGGCATTGCGGACATCCGATTTGGACAACTTACCGCAAGAACTTGTAAATCATTATTTTTAGGCTTAAAAGATGAATAACCTTCGATCTTGTCAATGGCCATACTGACTCCATTATTTCCTACCATGTTTACTAAAGCATCTGTGTTTGATTTAAAAACAATATAGCGTGTATCGAATTTAAATTTCTCTCCTAACATAATGCCAGTTAGATGCGCGGCATTTCCAAAGCCAACACCGCCTATTACTAATTCTTTTATTCCGGACAGGCTTTTAATTCCCCGAGCCGTGTCACCTACATTAGTGAATACTGCCCAGCAAGCATCGCCCATAGCCCATACTGGAACATAGTTATTTTGATCTATTACTTTACTACGATAGTTTTCAACATAGGCAGGTGCTATCAATGCTAGACTATTTTTTGGATCCTGGTCCATTGCTTTTAATGCTAGTGTTTGATTGCCGCCTGGTTTAAACTCTAAGACAAAATTATAATCACTTTGGAGTTTGTTTGCTTCATCTACTACTCGAAGCATTGCTGGTGTACTGCTGGCGCTCGGTGCATAAGGAAAAAAGATAGCTATTTTTTCTTTTGCAAAAATGCTATTACTCAATAGCACTAGTATTACAAATAAAAATTTTTTCATTGGCTGATATTTAATTTATTGTTAAGTATAAAATATTCAAGCAATCTGTTGCTTTTCAATACTGCATTAGTTGACCATATCTCAGATGATGCAACTGGAATCAATCCCAAGTTGTATACAGATTCTTTAAAAGTTTTATTTGTAAAAACTTTATTTAGATCACTGATAATTTTTTTCTTTGTTGCGGCGTTCATTGACTTTGCAACAACTAGACTAATATAACTTTGGTATGGGTATGATTCTTTAAATTGTTTTTCCCATGTTGGAATTGCCTTAAGTCCAATGTCATGACTACTCAATAAGATATCAATTCTATTATCATTGACAAATACTTTTAACGTTGCGAAATTAGCAAATGAACAGTCAACGTTCCCGGCTAATACATCAATGACGCCTTTGTTACCGCCTGAGGCATATGGAACAATTATGTGTTTCATCTTTATTTTTGTTAACAAAGACTCTGTGGCGATGTGTTCATTGCTACCATAGCCGTTAACTGCAAAACTTAACGGCTTGCCTTCGTATTTTAAAAAATCATCAATAGTTTTAAATCCCAGACCTTTACGGCATGCAAGTAAATTTGGCATAACTGCAACAGTTGCCAATATTTCTAAATCTCTTTCTGGATTATATTCCAAGTCTTTAAAATTCATTGGGTTAGTCACGTATATCTGTGACATAGTAGCGGCAATAACGCTTTCGCCTTTGAGCACTTGCTTCATTGCTATTCTGCCTTGTGCTCCTGGCCTGTTTTGAACAACATAGTTATCTGGCATGTCTTTAGCAATAAACCTAGTTATACTATCGCTAGGTCCTCCGGGTGCGTGATGTACTGTTAATTCTATTGTACTTGCTAACGACGCAGACGCAAATATTACTGCACTTATCAATGCGATTATTTTTTTCATTTGTATTAGGATTCTTTTTATAAATAGAAGCGAATAGCTTCCAATAATATTTATGAATCCTAGTCTTATCGCAGAACCATATTTGTCTAAAGACAAGTTTGGATTTTACCAAGTTGACAACTTTAAGTCCTACAGCAAAGTAGAAGCAATTGAAGCGGCAAGAAGAATAAACAAACCAAATAACGTTCATTGGAACTTTAATGACATTGAATTTTCAAACTATAATTGGAAAATAGAACCCACCGAAAGTATCAAAGAGTTATACCAACGTCGTGCTAGACAAATTAGAGAACGATATGATTACATTGTTCTTTGGTGGAGTGGAGGAGCAGACAGTTACACCATGTTAAAGGCCTTTGTTGACGAAGGTTTATTTGTTGACGAATTGGCTACATTTCACAATCACTCAGGCGATGGTAATTGGGACAGCTATTTGAACAGCGAAGTTAAACGTGTTGCTATTCCTGTGGCAGAGAAGATGTTAGAGAAAAGTCCTAACACAAAATTTAGATTGGTAGATCATATGGATTACCAAACTGATTTATATAACATAGATGATAACAAGTTTGACTTCATGTATAAAGCCAACGCTGTGTTTAGTCCCAATCAACTAGCACGTCGTTATATAAGAGAAAAAGAAAAAGACTATCTTGATTTATTTGCCCAAGGTAAACGAGTTTGTTTTATTTGGGGCATGGACAAACCACGTGTTAATTTAGCAAATGGAAAATATGCAATACAGTTTGTAGACATCGTAGATAATTCAGTTAATCCAGTAACGCAGACATTAAACAGGCCATGGGAAAATGATGAATTTTTCTTTTGGAGTCCAGATGCCTGTGACTTGCTATGTAAACAAGGCCATATGCTAATGCGCTATCTTAAAAATGTACCACAACAAGACATAGATGCTGGATGGCTTACTACAAAACATAACGTATTAGGTAATACTGTAATCAATGGACAAATGCATTATCTAACTAACAACGGCGTTCATAGAATAGTATATCCTGATTGGGATACAAACACTTATAGTAGTGGTAAACATGATTTCTTATTAATGTGGAGCCCACGTGATGAATGGTTCCTAAAAGATGAGTACAGTGAGCATCGCAGAATTTATACCAATGGCTTGGAAAAACTTAAAGAAGTAGTTGGACCTGAATGGACTAGCATGAAAGGTATTATGCATGGACTTGTTAGGTCTAGAAGTAAATTACATTTTCTAGAGTAACATGGAATATTATCCAATAACAAATAATGATGTTTCTGCTAGCCTAGCATCTATATTAGCCTACGACTTAGAATACATTAAGACACATCCTAACGCAAACTTAGCTTGGGGGAATAGCACAGGCAATTTGAGTCCAAAGTTTTATCAGTTTGATGAACTGTATTCGTTGGCATTAATAGGAGAATTAATATCTGCAGGATATGAACTCAGTAAAGTTGTTCTATCTACTATCAATACTGGCTCTACAAAAATAATACAAAACAGTGATTATATCAACGTTGACAAGATTTATAATGCCAGTATTATCATACCATTGGATTCAGAAAGCACAGCAAACTATGTGTGGTATGATCCAAATTATATTACACAAGACAATATAAAGTCGTTGCCAGCATTGCGTAAAGAGCATGGCAACAAAATAGTAGAAGGATCTTGTCCTATAGGAAAAGGCATTCCGGTATTAGTAAAACATCAATGCCATTGGGCGGCTGTTAGTAACAAGCGGGACAAAAGTTTTGATTTCTTACAAGTAGTATTAAGCAACAATCCTACTTATGATGAGCTTAAAAATTATTTCGGAGCGTACTCAGGCAACAAGCCAGTCATTGGGCCAAGATCATAATGTTTTTTAAATCTTAATAAACCATCACCACCTTCTAAGACATAGTTTGATAGTTTATTACTAACGTAGTCCACACCTTCTTGCCATACGTTGACTGCTTTAGAGTCCGAGTATCCGTTTTTAAACCAAAGATCAAACTCGCTGTACCAATCAGATGTTGATTTATCTGCTTGCCAATAAGATTCGTTCCATGTAGTGTATATTAAATTTCTTAGTATTGGTTCATGTACTAAACGAGAAACTTCAAAGTTATTATTTTCTATATACCAATGTTGCTGCATCTGAGGGTTCGCAGTTAAAAATCTTTTAATTACATGGCCTTGTTTAATTAGCATACGTACACAATGCGGGCTCCAATAAAAGAACTCAGCTACACTATTATCATAATCTTTTAAATGTTCGGATACCGTTTGTTGATTAGCAGATCTGTCAATAAAGTTCATTATTAAATGACCTCTTCTACTGATCATCACTTTAGGTTTTTCTACTCCAATGATCATACAAACGCTTTTTTCTTTGTCGAATCGTTTACGTACTTCACTGAGATGTAAGTAATTAAAACGAGTTGCGCCAGCAGGATTAAGACCTTCTCTCTTGGATAGAATCCAACTTGCGTCTCCTGTATTTTCCATTAAACCAAACAAGTGGTCACTCATGTCTGCTAGTGTAATTTTTGTTTTAGGAATCTTAGGTGCGATTTCTTTTAGTCTTGGTAATGTCTGTAAGTAATGTTCTGCTCCGGCATTTTTTGCATCTTTATTTGCCGGGTTTAAATCAACAAACTTACCAGCAGCTTTTTCAAAATGATTGACCAGTATTTCGTCTATGTGCAGGCCTTGCCTAACAAAGCTCATTAAAATGTTATGACTATCAGCGCCGCCGCTATAGCTTAGAATAACATAGTCATATTCATTTCTTAGTTGCCTGGCTCTGCGGTCATATAATTCATCCAATGTTTCTTCTGGTTCAATGCTCCAATCATATGATTGAAAGATTCTATCATTGAATATCCATTCCACTGGCTTGTTTACTTCATTGCTATAAAGTAATGCTCTTATCTTAGATGAGAATTCCTGCCCATTACATACATAAAAGCCTAAATTTTTGTTTATCATTGAATGTGCCCGGTAAATATTTTATAATTTATTTAGTGAGTAAAAATGAAATCTGGATTTGAAGACGGAAAGTTTTATGTTGACTATACGTCTCCTGGCAGGCCCATTGGCACGTTCCGAGAAGAATTGGAACTGGCTGTTAAGAACATGTCCAATCAAAGCGGAGATAAACTGTTATTAAGTTTAAGTTCCGGCTTAGATAGTCAAATTATTTTACATAGTCTACATACACAAGAATTGCCATACAAATGCGCCTTTATGCACTTAGTTGGCTACAATGATCATGAATACGAACGTGTTAAAATACTTGAAAACAAATATGGATTTAAAAGTATAGTAATAGAAATAAATCCCGACGAAATCAAAGATGAAGTTTTAGATCAAGTCGACCGTCGACATATTTTACCAAATAACTTTATACATAAAAAGTTTTTAAGTATGCTTCCCAGTGACTTAGATTTTTTAGCTGGAATAGAAGGGCCCGATATTATTACACACTCACGCGGCCCCGACAAATATTTTCAAGAAGCTTTTTGGAATTATGAAAATACCAGACTAAGAGTATTACGAGAAGTTAAGCGTGAAGGTCGAGTATTAAATTTAGACAGAAACGAAAACAGCGAAGCATTACTAGCCAGTGTCTTAAAAGATCCTATAGTCAAAGGATATGTTAGTTCATTAGATTATATAGCAGGCAACGACTTAGTCAGTGAAAATGGAAATAAGCCTTTTATTATCTTCAATTGGAATTATTATGTAAAGCCAATCATGATGGGAAGATATTGGCGTGACGAATTAATTTATTTCCCTAAGTCTATGGGCATCGAAAAAATAGAATGGATGATGAAACATCCGTTACAAAAACAACCTTATTGGCAGGATGTCGTTTATATTAATTATTGGAAATTTTTAAAATTTCTATTACAGGATAACGCAGAGACTAAACGCTATTATGCTGATAAGCCGAGTTCAAATCCTAATTTAGAGACCGGCAGTTAACTCTGCTACTATTTGACTTACGGGTTTAATTTCTGTAATATAATCGATGGCTCCGCCAACAAATACATGGCCTTCTTTACCAGTACGAACACCTTTGGCTAAGCCAATGGTATTATTTTCAACATCGTTATCGGTTTTACTAAAAACTAATCCAATTTGATTACGGCCAATCTGAACAGTATCAGAATACGATGCTTCTATCATTTTTTGTTTAGCTTCATTGGAAATTGCTGATTCAGTTGATAGAGCAAATATAGTTCCCAGCGATACCATATTTGCGCCTGCTGCCAATAGTTCTTTAATGCCAGTAGAATCATGAATTCCGCCCTGGGCAATAATAATCCAATCATTTCTAAATTCTCTTAGTATCTTAACATCAGTGATTAAATCAGTTCCTGCGTAAGCACGGCCAGCGGCTGTGGGTCCTTTTATAATTATTCCATCAACTGCTCTACACATTTTTTCTTTATTGATTACAACCGCAGATAACATTTTAATTAAAATCTTTATACCATTGTCTTGTAAGTCTTTAATTAAATTATAAAATTCAGGATCATCGAACCCGTCTACATCAAGCAGTTCTAAGTACGCAGGTTTATGTTTGTAAATTAAAGCTAATGCGCTGGGCCAATTACGTAAAATGATGCTACTAACACAGAGTATGTAATCTGATGCACCAGTTTCATTATAATATTTTTCCATAACTTCTTTTAACTTGGATGAATCATCTATTACCGGCATTGAAGTAGAAGGATCCATAACTAAGTGATTAACTGAAACTAAGCTTGGATAGCAATCTGCTTGCCTAACTGCCAATGCTAATTTAATATCCGACACTCTGTTCATGCCAGCACAGATAATAGGATATTTAGAATTAAAAAACTTTTGATGCATATCCAAATATTTAGTGACTAATAATTGTTATTTTGTATTTGATAGATAATGTTAAATATTAGCATGAACCGACAAGAACTTACTGAATTGTTTTGTAGCAACGGATACAAAGTTTTTAAAGATGTAATAGATCCTAATATCATCAATGATATTAATAAAAAAACTATGTTGCTAGTACCTCATCGCGGTCATGCCATGGACCATAAGTATTACCCTGCTGACAAAATAGCAGAATGTAAGGACTTGGCTGTATGGTGGAGTCAAGAATTAAGCGCATGGCCAGAAGTTCAACAAATTACTCGACAACTCATTAATGTAATCGGTTCTATGTTTGATCAACCCAGTTCATACATAGCAGACATTATTACCAACGAGCCAGGTAATACACACATCAAACCGCATATAGACAGTCCATATCGTTTTCCAAAATGGTGGGATGAAGATGAATTATTAGGTGTACAATGTATATTGCCGTTATGTGAATTTACCAAAGAAAATGGCGGCACTGGTTTATTACCAAATAGCCACAATACTCGATGGGTTGTTAAAGATAGCTATGCAGGATTATACAACGAAGAATTTTTGGCCAGTGTTGACCAACCAAAAATGGGGCCAGGTGACGCTTTAATTTACCACCCTCGCACACTCCATAGTACAATGCCCAATAACACTGACGTTCCACGTAGAGCTTTGCTTATTCATATAACCAGCAAAGAAATGGCAAGATTACTACAAGCCGAAGACACAATTTGGCAAGAAGAATCAAAAAAGATGTCAACGAATAAGTGAGCTGTCGCGTTATATATATGTAGCAACAAAAATGTTACTACATTTCATTAACCAAAAGGAAACTTAAAATGAAAAATCTTATCGCTACCCTAATCGTTGCAGTTGCCGCAACATCTGCTTTCGCCGCAGAACCTGCTAAGACAGAAGCAGTTAAGAAGCCAGAAGCTACAGCCGCAGTTCCTGCTACACCTAAGGAAATGCCTAAGGTTGAAAAGCCAAAGACAAAAGCTGAAAAAGAAGCCGCTAAAAAGGATGCCAAGCCTGCTGACACTAAAAGTGCCGCTCCAGCCGCTAGCGCACCAGCTACAACAGCCCCAGCAAAAGCTGAGGATAAAAAAGCCGAAGCTCCTAAGAAGTAATCCTTTAAGGTTATCGTCTATAGTACTAAATGGAAGTGATCCAGCATGTACTATAGATGACGAAGACATTTATGTCGCTTATCGTAGACCAGATGTTCCTAAGTTCAAACCAATTATTGATGACGACGATGAAGAACTTTCAGATTACGTAAAGACTAGGTTACTTGTTGCTAGAATGCTGGCAATGAAAAAATATCATGAGCATTATTCAAAAGCCGTTTAACACGGCTTTTGTTTTGGCATTATATATTGATTTCATGATTAAATAATATTATGGAATCATTGATCAATATATTATACACTCCTTTAGATTGCCCACCACAGCCAGAAGTTGATTTAAAAGAATTTAGATCCTGGATTAATGTATACTGGGAAGAAATAGCTCAACGAAGGACACATCTAAAGAACACAGGCAAAGTGGGAGAAGATAAAGTTTCTAATTTTCCATGGAAACTAACATCAGTATATAATAACAAAGACGGGTGGGGTGGAGACTTTGATAAAAAGTTTCCTGAGTTGTCGAAATATTTTGTCGAAGCATTTGGATTAGATCTTTCTGATATAACAAGTATATTGTTATTGCCAGTTAAAGAAGATCATGAAGGATGGGGATTTTGGCATCAAGACAATGACGACTATGGTCTAAGAATGTATTTAGATTTTAATGATCCCGAAGGAAAATTGGTTTTAAAGAAAACAAAATTGCCTTATGATAATCAGCCTTCAATTTCTCCAAGGTATCACGAAAAAGGCAAAGCACCGAACATTCATGATTTTTTAGAAGATGAAATATTTGATTGTAAAGTAATTGATCCAAAACAATGTTATTTTTTAAATAACGTAAGAGCCGCACATGCTACGTGGACCAGCAAACTAGGCGTGTCTAGGATACCGGTTGTTATCTATCATAATAATACAAAAGATATATTGTCTAAAATAGAAAAACTAGTACTACGCTCTGTGGAAAAATATAAAGATTATGTTATAAGATGGGATCAATGATGCATTATAAAGAATTAAATTTACCCAACGATCCAATAAAGAATTTCGATGAATTGATTGGTTACAAAAAAGAAAAAATATGGACATATTGTACCGACGACGTTGATCATTATATCAATGAAGATTTACTTGCTGTATTTGATAGCATTGGTTTACGCCCTAGAATAATTGCATGCTTTGGTATGCTAAATCAAAAATTCGCAAGATCTACAATACACAATGACATAGGATGGATCGATAACACTTGGCAATCATTACCTTTTGGTATTAATTGGGAATTGACTCCCAGTGATATGACTTTTTGTTGGTGGGATACATCTGGATATGAAAAAATATTACCAGATGATACTACACCAAAAGTAGATGTATGGGGTATCAAATACAACAATGGAAAACATTTTAGCGACAATACTGGATACAAATGTTTAGATACTTTTAAACCTAAATATAAAATTCCTTTCTTGGCTAGAACAGATGTTCCACATCAAGTTGAATATAAAACTGAGGCTGATACCAGGATAGCTGTTAGTATTAGATTCGACAACAAAGATATCCCGACATGGGAAGATGCTGTTAAAAAGTTCGAGCCGTTTTTCTTTTCGGAATAATAGCATCTGCGCCGCAGTAACAATCGTCGACATTACACGTTACAGGACTAGTTAAAAACTTTGCTGTACCATTAGATACCTTGCCAACAACTCCTCCGACTCTACACATTGCACGTAGAGCGTCGTCAGTTTCTATAACCAATCTATAGATACCAGCATCACATTCCCATCCGTTGAATTTATTTTCTTGTAGTTGTTGCATTTGACTTCCAGATCTGGGATAAGAAATTCCACGATCATTTATAGCTCGAGCACCGAAGAATGTGTTTGTTACATATCCACTTTGCGCTGTGGTAAATTTTTTATTATTATTTTTTATGATATCCAATTCTTCATCACTGTAAGTTCCGTTGTGAAAATCATAGGCATCAGGTAGTATAACAGGAGACATTATAACTGCTATGTTGTCTGTAGTTGATGCTCGTATTATTTGAAAATGTTCGTATGACTTAGTAAAAACATTTTTTGCAATAGTCACGCTACATGATACTTCATTCAATGAACTTTTAGCCATATTAAGTATTGCAGCCGTATGATTTGGATCTGCGTGTTGTTCAGCATGATGACTAATGACCAATCTATCTAATAATTTTAAAGGCAAAAATTCTTCCCACCAACGCATAGTGCGACTGCCATTGCTAAACATTTGAGTGTAGCCACCACGCTGTTTAATATATGATAAAAATTCTACTATTTTTGGATACAATGTTGGCTCACCGCCTTGTACAATAAACAAAGTAGGAATGTCGTTGCCTTCCATTAAATTATCTATTGTTTGTTTGTAAGCTTCTATGTCCAATGCTCGCTTAGTTCCAGATTTAAAATTGTCATCACAAAAACTACAATCATAATTACAGTAATTTCCCAATCTTATTTCTACTTGGCGTACCGGTTGTGCGCTTTTTATTTCAACAAATGCCATGTTCATATTTATTGACACAAATTGGTTTTGGTTGTATAATATAGCATGAGTAAAGAAAAAGTAAACGATATCATTCAATGGGCAGGTACATTTTTCATCCTTGCGATGTATGTACTAATGAACTTCTTCCGTGAATTGGGCTTGGATCCAATTTGCGGACTGTTAGGGGGACTTTGCTTTGCGATTTGGAGCTATCGTGTTGCGAATAAACCACAGTTGCTAGTCAATGTAGTTGCTATCACTGTATGCGTAATTGGCTTGTTCAAAGCTTTTTAATTGACACAAATTGGTTTTGGCGTTATAATACATATATAGTAACAAAACAGGAGCAAAAGATGTCCTACGTAATCGTTGCCAAAGGCACAGGCCTTATCGTAACAGACGGTCCTAATAAGACCAAAGCTTACAAGACTTTTGGTGCCGCTAAGGCTACTCGCACTCGTCTCTGCAACAAAGCAGGCTGGAGTGAAAACGAATTGAACATTGTTAGCCGCGAAACTTATCGTAGTCCTAAGATTACTGTTAAGAACATGATGACTGGTAAGGCAGTAGAAATCGATGCCGACACGCCTTGGGCTTGCCGAGTTGACAGCGAAGCGTTTTGGTGTAATTAATTGACACAAATTGGCAAATTCGCTATAATACATATACATTAACAAAACAGGAGTTTTTATGAAAGACACTAACAGAGACTTTAGCACCGAAAAACAATTCCGCCTTATTAAACTTAATCGTAAAACAGGATGGTCGGATTTCTCAGACACTAATAACCCGACTAAACGAATCGAAAAGTTCAAAACTAATGTAAAAAAGTATAATGCCACCGGTGTTGTACCAAACACCAGAATGGCAGGTTGTGGTAACTTGGAAGATCTGGAATTCATTGTTACCGAAATAAAAGCATGGTCAGTGATTTCTTAATTTAAGAAGTCTATATGTATGATTAACATCAACGGTTTAACACAAGAACAAGTCGACATGCTAGATATCATCTGGAGTTTCGACACCAAAGAAGAATACAATGATTGGTTCGAAAATTTGGATCATGACGAATACTTGATGTGCCGCGGCTTGATGGAACTACTGACTTTGGCTATTCTAGACGAAGCTCTTGAATCCAAAAAAGTAGATCCTTACAAAGAAGCAAATCAAGTTATCAATCAAATCAAAAATTTGACACAAAATAAATAATCCATTATAATATGGATTGTTAGGAAGAATTATGAAACGAGAAATTATCACTGCTAAAGTTCCAAAACAGAAGCGCCGTGCTGACTTCTTGTTTCATAACGGTGCTTATCGCCCGCAGGTCGTTACTAGCCAAAAAGTTTACAATCGTAAAAAGTTGGCAAAAGTAATTGACACAAAAGGTGATTGAGCATATAATAGTGATACGGTGAATGGTTCATCGTACACATTTTTACACACAGAGAAAAGGAAACTTTTAAAATGGCTACTTCTAAACTTTTTACAGTTATCGGCGTTTCAACACTTGCAGGCAAGACTAAAGTTCGTTTTGCTAACGACCTCGCCACTCGTATTAAAAACTTGGTTAAGAACGGACACACTAATGTTGAGTTGTTCGAACTGCCCGAGGCAATGACCAAAGAAGCAGGTCTTGCTTACGCTAAGGCAAACTCCTTGTTTGCTATCCCTGCAGATACAGACACTTCTGCAGAAGATGTTGTTGCCGCAGTCGCAGAGTAATAGCATATCATATACAGGGGCGTCCTGCCCCTGTCTTTTAATTTATAAGGAAGTGTGATGAGCAGACTTCAATTACATGGACGACCTTTTACGGTGTTTGATCCTACCGACAAGCAACACCGCAAGTGGTTTGCTGACTTTAACAAAAATAGAACTTGGTCTCGTTGCCCAGTTCGTTTTGTGGTCAATGACGACCATGGTGATTTGATCACCCAGATCCAACGTGAGTTAATTCAACATTATGTTGACAAAGAATTTAAATCCATTAAAGAATAATATGACAAAACCTGTTACACCCAAAGTAGGCGACCGAGTTCGTAGTTCAACTGGAGGCACCATTACTTATACAAAGACAGGTCTAATCCACACTATGTCGAAGAATCGCTAATTGACACAAATAGACTTTCAAGTTATAATACATACATAGCAAAACATTTATAGGAGTAAGCTATATGGCAAAAGGTTACGAGACACGCGAGTTCATTATGCCCGAGGGTAGTAAGCTCAAAGGAGAGGAAGCTATCGTCCGTGGCGCATTAGGCGGCAAGGTATTCAAACGCGACGAATTCATCGCGCTTAAAGCTACACTTGTTCGCGGCCGGCCGGGCTATCTGAAGAAAGGTGGCGTGCCTTACGATGAAATGGAAGCAGGTATGGCATTCAAGACTTGCTTGGACACAGGCGGCATCCGTGAACTCAAGTAATTGACACAAATTAAGATTTCAGATACAATAGACATACAGTTTAACAAAAGGAGTTAGTAATGGCAAAGCGTGAACAGGCAAATGAAGCCCGTACAGTAAAAATTACAGAGGCAAAGCGGTACATCCGCCGAGCTATGCAATCTAAGCGACCCGTATTTCTTTGGGGTCCTCCAGGCGTAGGTAAATCCGACCTTGCCGCACAATTGGCAGAAGACATGGGCGGCGCACTTATTGACGTGCGTTTGAACTTGTGGGAACCTACAGACATTAAAGGTATCCCTTATTACAATGCTAAAGAGAATGTTATGAGCTGGGCTCCCCCAGCAGAACTGCCTACTAAAGAGTTTGCTAAGAAGCATC